TTATAACAATTGTCCGTTCAAATAGTTATGAGGCGGTTTTTTCGCTTCGGTTTTATATTTTAATTCTTTAGCAGCTTCCTCTTCAGATCCGTACAATCTATTAATAGGTACTCTGATTCCACCGCCTTCTTCAAATCGTACAGTAGCAAGATTACCAGTAACATGAGCGACAGTTACCTTTCTAACCTTCAAATTGCTCTCAATAATATAAGCTTCAATTCCCTCTTTCATAATAATATACCTCCACAAATATCAACTGAAATAATTTATTAAAATCGTAAAAAATAGGGAACACTTCTGATTATTATAACCAGAAATGTTCCCTAAAAAAAATTTTGTTTATGTCTATATGCCTATATAAAATCGCTTATATATGGCTCAAATTGACTTAAATATAAAATACACCGTCAATTTATCATATAATTATATAAAAGCCTTAATTTGGTCAAATACAAGCGATTAACCCCTTGTATATAGCTGTGTTAAGAAATCGGTATTTCATGTGAAGTTTTTTGTAAAAAATAGGAGAATGCAATTAAAGATTCTCCTATTGAAAAGAAATATAAATATTACAATTAAACAGTAATAATATTAAATACGACGGTGTAATTACTAAAGCAGTCTCTGAAACTTAACTAAATATAAGCGAACCTGTAATATAATCACCCTTTTGAAATTCGCTTGTTGCCCATGCGCCTTTCTCTCCATCTTTTGTATAATATCGAGCAAAAGCATAATGTTGACTTGCAGAGCTATATAATAATGTTGTTCCATAGCCTATCAACTTTGCTCGAACTACACCTGTGGAATCGTATGGAGTATAATTGCTTTCCAATATTTTATTAAAGCTAGTAATACCCATATTTTTAAGAACTGTTGTCACATCATAATAGCCAGAAAAATTATTTAATGTAGAATCTGGTGTTTCAATTCGAGACGCAAAGTGTAATATTCCTATTTTAGTAGAATTATTATAATAACAATAATTATAGCCATAACCTTCAAGAGTACCATTTATACTTGCAATATTTTTGCAGAAACAGTTTTTTATTTCTATATCTGTATTATTAGATTTCCAATTAGTCCACAATGTATTATCAGTATAAGTAGAACGAATGTATATTGCAGTGTCATTTCCAGGAAGCAATATTTGTGTACATCTTTTTGTGTTAACCGCAATCACTATAAGATAACTATTTGTTACTTTAGTATTTGGAGCATTCCCCCATGTTGTTGCGTTTAGAAGATAATATATTCCAGATGTAGTTATGGTATTTAAGTCTGTGTTTGGTTCTAAATTTTTTGCTTTTCTTACCAAAGTGGAAAATTCTATATTGCTGTTTAGTTGTTGAACTGGTGTTGATGCTGCGACAGCTTGATCTAGTGTGATTTGCTTTAAATCATCACCTGAATTAACGAATAATTTATCACTACCAGACATAGTGCTTATCTGAGTAGCATCTGTTATTTTTTTATTTGCCATATTTTTTATTTCCTTTCTTTTAAAAAAAATAAAAGAGCTGATTTCTCAGCCCTTTAATTAACCGACTAATATATAACCGTTTCTATCAACAAGAATATTATTACTTGCATCAATAAGCTTTGAACCGATTATGTATTCATCAAATATTAATGTATCAGAATTTCTTAATAGATTATTACCATTCGCAAGTTCATCAACTTTAGTATTCGTTGCATATGTCTTTTTGACAGTGGTTTTAAATTCATCATAATTTTGATATACCGAAGCGGATTTATTAACAAAATCATTAATAGTGGTGTTATTCTTTTCAATTACTTTTTCAAAAGTATCAACAGTTTCATGCGTGGTTTGAATTGTTGAAATAATACTATTTTCCTTACCATTAACTGTGGATATCTCTGTTTCACCCAATATAGTCAAAATAGCTTTAGGTGATTCTTCTTTGGTGTAATATTCAGTTTTCAGTACCTCATATATATTTTTTACAATGGTTATTTCGGCAGATATAACATCATGCCATTGATTGTTTTCTATCTTCTGAACTGTACATATGTAAATATAATCTGTTGATATATCTGTATATGCAACACTGACAGAAGTAGATATAACATTGTACGCCGAATCCTGAGTACCGCCCGAAGCAGTTCGTCTTGTCCATACGGTACGATAATTAGTACCATCAATATTTACTACATCATTTGCATTCTTAACATTACAAGTTAATGTTGTATTCTTATTAAGTGTTTCAGCAAGAACAGTACCATTCGAGCTTTCAATTTTAGCGGTATAAGTTTTATTCTTAGCGACCTCATTTATCATTTCACTTGATAATGTATTCTGCATAGTAGACAATTTGGTATTAAGTGTCTGCTTATCTTCATCGAAATAAATCTGTGAAGACTTAATTGTTGTGGTAGAGCCATTTATGTTTGTTATGACAGAATCAATATCAAGCTTATCACCTGAGATACCATTATAACTTGTATCTTTCTTCTTAACCATTTGGTCAACAATAAGTCCATCTGCAATAGCATTAGCAGTAATGCCCGAACCATTCATAATAGCAGTTCCGTTACTATCATTGATAATAATAGAATGTCCACCCGTTTTATCAGTTCCTATCTGAACATAAACATTACCGTCTTTATCTTTAAATTGCATTGTAGAACCATTCATAAGAACAGAACCACCATCGTCTAAACCAATTGTGAAGTTACTTGTGAATAAATCATTTAAAGTTGCGTGTCCTACAATAAGATTTTTTACAAACTCTGTATCAACAGTTGAAGTTACGGTAGAAGATACAGCAGTTGTTAAACTTCTGATAAAAGCACTATCTGTATATAATTCTTTGATTTTTGCAATATCAATCTCTGAAAATTTCGCATAGAAATTCTCTGTTGTAATCGTGATTGATTTTAAGTTATCAATTCTTCCATTAATAGCAACAATAGTTTCACTTTCGAGTTTATGGAGCTTCAGATAATTTGTATTAACACCTGTAATAACATCTTGAAGAGTTGTCTTGTCTATCTTACCATCACTAACGAATTTAACGGTTATATCTTTTAGGCATAAATCATTAGAGAAAGAATCATATACAATTTTATCACCTGCAAAAGAAAATGAACCATTTTCGAGATCGATATGAGTACCAGTTGTATTTACAGTTGAATAATTTGCAGAGTAAATATGTCCTGATATTACTAAACCCGACATTAATACATCTGCAATCAGCCCATATACCGAATGTTCTTCACCATCAAGTGTATATGTAATTTGTCCAAGTGCTGTTTTAGCAGTTCTCCAATAATCATCAGTAAATACAAGCATATTATGAAGTATTCCTAATTGTTCAGGTGCATAATAATCATTAATGTCATCATAAAATCTTGCTCTAAGACCATTCTTATCTATAACGATATCTTCACTATCAGCATTTTTGATTGCAGTAACAGAAGTGTTTAAACCGTTATCAAGTAATCGACTTATTGAATTCCTAGCTTCTTCACCCCTTTTGGCTTGATTTGATACGTATGAATAACTCGTAGCCATTTGTTGAGCTTTATCAATAATGCTTTGAGTTGAAGTACCTGTATTATAAGCTACAGTAGCATCAGTGAATTCAACATTAATACTTTCAAGTCCACCATAATTAACTTCATATGAGGATAATCCTATTCTATATACCTCATCATCAACAAGAATTCTCATCCAGTTACCAAGAACGAATTTAGATCTAATAGGCGCAAATTCTTTCATTTGAAATAAATTATATAAAGTACATGTGATTGTGTGTTGTTTCATTGCAGACTTATATAATTCTTTTTGAGCATTCTCTATGAGTTCTTCCGCTTTCTTTAATAATTCTTCATTATTAAGTCCGTCAGAAATGTAATTTTCGTTACTATATGTATCTTCACGTTTATAAGAGATAAACTCATAATACAAATCTTCACCAAGATATTTTTCAAAATTAAGAGAATCTTGAATCTCATTTCTTGTTGTAGTATATTCATCAAGCTGATTCTGCCATTCATTGATAGTTTTTTGTCGTGCGTCAATTTCATCTTCACAAGCATTTAACTTATTGAGATATGAGAGATACATCCCCTCATATAAATCCGCACCTTCTTTAGCTTGATCTGCTTCAACTAATGTGAATACACAACCTTCCAATGCAGACTTAAATGAAGTCAATCTATTAAGACAATATAATTTAATTGCTTCCTTAAAATTATCAAGACTTTTAATTGTAAGTACATCAAAAAGGCTATCTTCTCCATTCTTATCATTACTTACGATGTTTTTCTTAATTTTTTGATCCAAATATGTCTCATATAAGTCATATACTTTAATTTCCAAATAATCAGTATATACAACATCTTCTTCGTTGCTATAGTTGCTATAATTGGTAACTTTAAATCGACCATACCAAGTACCATAATGATTATGCTGTTCATCTGTACCAACATAAGTAAATGTGTTTGTATTATCTGTATCAACATCAACCTTGACATACCCTGATTTAACAAACACCTTTGCTAACATTTTCAATGCTGTATTGACGGTTGCGACAGAAGTAGAAGTGGTCACTTTCTGTAATCCTACTGGACTCAAATTGGCAAGAGTAAGTTTGTCTGCTTCAGTTGTTGCCGTAACTTCTTCATGTTCAACTGTCGGCATCATAGAAGATGTATAATAAAGAATCTTATCGTATGCGTCATATATGTTCTGATTGAGAGTACGATATGTATCAATTTTTTCATTATATAATGTATCATAAGAACTTATTTTCTGAACAAGCTCATCAGACATTTCTTCTTTCTGATCATCAGTTATATAATATATAACATCTGTTCCATTAGGATTAACATTACGAATAGCAGCATTAATATCATCGTCTCCACCTTCAATTTTAAAGCAGTTCTTGACTGAATCATCATCTGTTTCAAATGTGATAGAGTCACTTAAATTCTTACTGTTGATGAAAATTGAAGTATCTTCACCGAAATAAGATATTTTCTTACTACCACATTTAGGGCAAATATCATTAAATTCACCACGATAACCACATTCAGGATTTAAACATCTTGTATATAAATCATATACATTAATTGTTCTTGTTACGGAATTAAACTGAAATAAACAGTTAAATTGTTCAGAACAATCACCTGTAAGAAAATCATATATAGAAGTATTATCAATAGAAAAGCTTCTTTGTAATTCAATAAGACTATCATCAACATGTCCAATCTTGTAATGTGGGGCAAATGATAATATTCTATCTAACAAAGAAGCTTTTTTATCAGTAAGACTATAAAATTTTGTAACTACATAATCGTCTCTGGCAATATCATCCTCAGTATTAATTTCTGTATTTCTTATATAGATTTGACTTAATTCTGCTTCACAAAGAGAAATAGCAGATATGGTTTTAGTAATATCGTCTGTTCCATTATTAGTAGATATCTTAATCTGATAATACTCATTTAATTCTTTGACATACACCAATCGAAAATCCTTTATTTTATCCCACAAAGGTTCGATAATGCCATCAACCTCTTTATGTACTGTAAAAGATAATTCATTGGCAGAATTAAGATTCATCTTATAACTAATACTCTGAGTATCAATATTATTAATTTTACCATAAATATGTTTGCCTCTAGTAGTAAGTAAAATGGTAAGTTCTTGTACATAAGGAACAATTTCATCATTCTCCTGTGCATTATATACATCATGTTCAGAAGTGTATAGTGTGAAACTTGCTGTAAGAATATTTCCAGTTGTGTCTGTAAGAATATTATTAGAAGAATCGGTTATAATATCTTGTCCACCAATGACACTAACAATATATGTAATATCTTCACTCACCTCATCAGAATTTATCTGAATGGTTTGCCCATATTCAACCCAATTAAGTAATTCGCCCTTTAAATTCTTTTTCTGCCACATAAATCTATAATTTTGGGGACTAGGACTATCAATAACCGCTGTTAAAGTTGCGGTCTGACCAGGCAGAAGAGTATGACCGCAAGATGATTGTATAGTTACATTATCCATACTATATTCCTACCTTTCGTATTGGTTTGTATTCAATAGATATCTGACAAGGGGCAGATATAAGATATTCATTTTTATCATTGTCATAAGTTGTAATTATTTTAGGAAATTTATAATTGAAATCATTTGAAAACGTTATGTGAGAACCTAAAGAAGTGGAAGAAATACCATGTTCTCCATCAAGAGTTATAACCTCGTTTAATGATAGATTTTTTAAAATTGTCTGAGAATTATCTCTTTTGTTTGTAATTGTAAGAGTACCTGCCTGCTTACATGTTATTGTCACAGTAGGATAAATAGGTTTGGTTATATCATCTGAATCGCTATTTAAAGATATTGTGCTATTTGAGTTTCCGACTAAGAACGATAAGATATCTTTCTCGGCAAATCCAAAGGGGGCATTAGCAGTAAATGTCAATTCAAATCCTATGACATTATCACCATATTTTTCGGCTTTCAAGTTAAAGCTTCCCATATAATATAAATCACTATCTACCTCATATATAGGTTTGAACTTATAATATTCAGGACGATTGAGCCATTTAATAATTTCACGTTGTTCCTGTTGTGAAAAATAGGAATTATTAGAATTATCGCAATTACTTTTACATATATATAAAACATCCGAATAAGGATCTTCTCCATAATCAGCAGAAATGCGTTTGCTGATAGAAGAGTTGCGGTTTTTAATTGATGTAAATGATATATCAGTGCCAACAGAAACCGTTTCCAATCCTTGACTATCGAAAGTGCAAAGCATACAGTTAAAATCTGTAAGTCTTCGCCCTGCATATTCAAAATTTTTTAAGAACATTTTAATTATTTCCTCCTTTCTTATTTAAACTGTTAAGCTACTGTTAAACCAAATAATCCTTGTACAGTATATGTAAGTGTTTTAGTTCCACTTTTTGATGAGCCAGCTTGTAAAGTTATTTGTTTGTTTCTTGCATATCTAAACCAATATACAAATGTTGTACCAGCATCAAATTCAACATTAATAGAATCTTCGCCGTACCTGTGTCGGTTAGCTGCAACACATGCGCCATCAACATATATTGCACAACTGGTTGTACCATAATCAGTTGTTGTATCTGTCCATACACTTGCATCTAAGATAAATAAACCCGTACCATTTATTGTCCAAGTATATTTAAAACTATCTGTATCTGTAGAAGATGTAGTTGCCCTCTGATTTAACTTATCATAGCTGACAGGTGCATACATTTGTTTAAAATTAATATTGCCATTTACATTTAAAACTCCATCATTTAATTGACTCGAACCAATTTTAAATGTTCCGTCAGTTGTATATCTTAATCTCTCTTGTCCATCATATGCAAAACGAATTAAAGTTTGCATTCTTGCACTTGTATTAGGATCATCATAATCACTTAAAAATCCTGTTATGTTAAAAATTTCAAAAGCAACATCTTGGGTTGTATTTACAGGAATAGCATGTAATCCACTATCATCAATAGTAAAACCACCAATATTCCCACTTGTTGCAGTTATTGCACCCGTTTCATCCCATTTTAAATATTTGCTATCAAATGTACCATCGGCAAGATTTAAAAATGAACCAGCAGAATCTTTAACATAATTCTTACTTACAATAGCATCTGTTGCGATTGCATCAGCAGTAACAGTACCAGTTTCAATTCGACCACCATCAATTGTTGTCTTATTTGTTACATAAATATTTTTAATTATATCTTGTGTTGTGTTATATGCAGTAACGGCATTTTTATTGGCTGTATTGACTGTATTACTCAAACCATTCCAATTTTCTTGCATAGCTGAAGAGAACGATTCAAAGGTAACTTTACCTGTAAGATTTATATTTTCAGCAACCAACTTATATAAATCACTTGTAAGAGTCATAGAAGCCTGATTCTCACTATTTTTATCTATAAGCCAATATATCTTCTCTGCATCTTGACTAACTGTGGTAACAGACTTATTTATTTCTTTTGTGGCTTCATTAATATCTTCTTTCCATACCTTTTGTGTTATTGAATTGGACAATTGTTGAACCTCTGAACCGAGAGATATAAGGTCATATTTAGCATCAAGTGGGGAAGGAGTCCAATTAGAATTGACTTCACCAACTTCAAGCTTCCATTCATATATCCAGAATTCACCTGGATAAAACTTCAATTCAAGCGATTTCTGTTGAGATGGTGTAATTGTCATAACGACATGCGACCACTCTGTAGATACATTAGATGTTGCATCTTCACAAGATATTTGACCTGCAACAGATGACTTTATATAACCATGAATAGTATATTTTTTACCTGTATCAAGATTAACAGGAAATTCGATGTATGAATCGTACATTGATGAGTTAAAATGACCACATTTAATAGGATCGCCATTTAATGTACTTTCTACTTTTTCAATCCGCATAATTTCACCATCCTTTCTTATAATTAGTCGATAACTTTAACCATTTTTGTATATTTTCTAAGAATATCATCGCATCCTTCTTCACATTTTTTTATATACAAAGGTTTTATTTTATCCAATTCTATCAATTTTTTCTTTAAGTCTTTTTTCATATCTAATAACTCATTACAAAGTTTTTCTTCTGTCTTTTTTGCAATTTTATATGATTTTATCAAATTTCGAAGCTCAGAAACCGCATGGTTACTGGGTTCAGAACCACATGAAAGAGTGATTTCAAGTTGTGTTCTTTTTTTTCTTTCTTCTTCTAGTTCCTTCTCAAGTAAGGCACAGTGATTTTTATAATATTCAAGTTCTTTACTTGTAGAGTTTTTATTTTTAATCAATTTATTTGACATTATATTCCTCCAATTAAAATAGACGCACTGGCTATGACACCAATGCGTCCATAATATTATTTTATGTATCTACGAGTGGATAATGAATTTCGACCTAAGAGCTGATTAGAATTAATCTCTCCAAGGATTTTCTGTATCTTTGAATTTCCCGCCAGTTCATTAGTAAGCTGTCGTGTAAAGTCTTCTGGATTATCTGTGACAACCTTATCAACATTAACATTAATGCCACCAATATCAACTGATTTGTTTGTTGAAACTGGGGTAATATCAGGCAACTTAGCACCTAAGTTATCCATATACATGTTTGGTGTAGTGATACCCTTAGAAAGATTCCAAAGTTTTTCAACTTGGTCTTTGTTGAATACCATGTCGCCAGCGTCCAACTTACGAAGAGTACCATATTTCTTAGAGAAGATAACTTCTGAACCAAGACCTTCTTCATCAGTACGATGTAAACCTGCTGTTGCTGATTTAGTACCGTTTTTGTAACCATGATTTTTGAGGTAGTCTAACATCCAAACATTCTGATCGTAACTTCCTGTATATTGTCCATCACCACCCATTTGCTCATAATATTGACTACGTGCGCCAAATGATGAATCAAAATCATTATATTTTAATCTCAATTATACCCTCGGTATTCCCGATATTTATTAAGGGTTTAGACTATACAATAATTTATATATTAAGCAATTTTCCATTTATAATTCTCGCATATTTCATTAGTAATACACGCCTTTTTAATTTCTTTATACATGTTATTAGTTTTAAATTCTTTTCTTAATTCATCTAATCTATAAATTTTTATAATACTATTAGTATCTTTTTCTATTTTTGCAAAACGTAGACCTCTTGATTTATCAACTATTGAGTATAAGTCGTTTAATGAAAATTCTGTTTCTTCATATCGCCATATGCAATTCTTATAAGAAACTCTATTGCCTTTTAATGCTTCAAATATATAATCCTCATTAAAGTTATTTTTTCGAGCAGCATCAGCGATACTAATATAGGTATTTAATAGAAAACCATTATAATTATATTGATATACTTTTTTATAAAATTTAGGTATTGTTTTAGATTCTACAATAGACATGTCTAAATCTTTTCCATATTCTACCCGTGTATCATGTTCCATAGACCAATAATAATTTTCATACTTTCCTATATTTTTGGCTTTATTTGATAACCTTGATATTGATTTTTTTGTTTTACCAATAGAGATACAAGCTTCTGTTATTGTATTAAATCTTCTTATAAATTTACCATTTAGATCATACTGGTAACAACCTTTATAATTATAAGTAAGCCTAGAAGTTAATTCTGTTTCAGACAATTTTTCACAAGGAGTTTCATTTATGTTAAAAGGAATCCAAATATACCCATAGCATGTTTTGTTATTTACATTAAGAAGTTTTTTGCTTTTTTCTCCAAACATTTTAATAATAGCATCTCTTTCTTTATAAAAAATATTAATTAGATTACCATTAAAATCATATTGTGCAATAGGAGTTAAATTAGCTTCTTCATAATTTATATTAAAAAGAAATTCTTTTGCTATTTTTTGACCAATATATTTATATGAAAAATAATAAATACCAGAATATTTTGCTTTTCCTGTTGCCACTGCGCTTATTGCACTTGTTGATACATTTAGATTTCTTGAAGCTAATGGAATATTAATATATGAATTAATATAATCACCCGTTACTCTATTGTAAACATACACTTCATTACTACAACCAAGTTCTCCACCTTTAGCAATGTTATATCCATATTTAGGATTTTGAGAATTATAATATTTAATCAGTTTTATCTCTAAATTAGATGCTTTTTCTTTAGTTATATCTGTAATTATTATATAATGATAGAAATTATCCCAACCATATTTCTGAATAGCATTATAGAAATAAGTTTGTCTTTCATAACCTTTCCCATTTCGCCATCTATTATTAACAGTCTGAGATGTTATTCCTATATATCTTTTTCCATTTATTTTATTTTTATGAATATATACTGTGTAACTTTTGTCATTTAATCTATGCGCCATAATTCCTCCTTTCTTTTATTCTCCATTTTTTTACAAATGGGCAATAAAAAAGAACAGTAGGAAAGTACTGTTCTAAAAAATTATTATTTGCTTAATATATAAATCCACATATTATAGTCGTTGAGCGTCCTCCTCTGTGTTACCACAGCGTAATGTCGCCATTACAATATCTTTCGACTTAGGAGTTTCGTTGCGTCTGAGTGACTTGCACACTCGGTTGTCCCTAGCCTATTTACTTTTTATGGTTTCTATCTTATTTGACATTCAAATAAGACTGTTGTGTTATAAACACATACCGCATTCACGTTTACCGTTTCCAGTTCCGTTGTAGCGAAATAGGGTTATGGGGAGTTTCCCGCAATTTAATGTGTTTAATGTGGACTAGATTGTGTAATCCACGATTGAAGTTTCTATGTTCAATTGGTCTTTCGGGAAATAATCTCTACTATATATCCAATCAACACCATCTCCACCACTAGAAGAATCACTATCTCCACCGCCAATATCATCCCAATCATAATCAGGTTCACTATAATCACCTGATGAAGATGAGTTAGATTCAGCAGCTTCCTGTTGTCTTCTCTGTTCTTCTAATTCAGCTTGTCTTTGTGCAGCTTCTTCATTAGCAAGGCGAAGCATTTCTTGAACTTTATCTTCAATACCACTAACAACATTATTAAGTGTTGTCATTGTATTATCAAATTTTGTTCCAAAGTCATTAAATACAGAAGTAATATTATTGTTAATATTATTTGTATTTGTTTCCCAGATACTCTTCATGCCATCACTAAGATTTACCCCAAATTCATTAGCGGTATTAGTGATAGTATCTTTAATTTCTCCGCTATGAGTATTACTATCATCAATAATCTGTTGAATAAGACCATCAAGGTTGTCTAAACGAGTATTTATCCATTCTTCAGCTTGTGTCGCTAAGTCGTCCAACATCTTAGTCTGATCTTCAATGTACTGTTCGTACTCTGTTTCTTCTAACTGATCTTGTGCATCTTTAAGTTCTGAACTTATGGTTTGTCTCTGAGACTGACCACTTTCAGAATTATCACCTTGTAAAGCTAATAATCGTTTCTGTAATTGAGCAACAGTATTAGCCTGTTCAGCAACTGTTCGTTGATAATCATGCAGTGACTTCTCGGCATTTAGGCTCTCTTTTTGTTTGTCAATAACTTTTTGTAAAGCGTTCAATAAATCATTATATCCATCGTTGACCAGATCCTTAATAGCATCTTTTTCAGAAATACTTGATTTGATAGCTTCTTGCTGTTTATCAATAAGTTCCTGTTTCCTATCCAATAATTCTTTATCATAAGGATTATTGACAAGTTCCTCATCAATTTTAAGAATTTCATCTTTATATTTTTGAGCCTGATTTAGATATAATTGATACTTCTGAACAAGTAACGCCTGTGCAGCTTTACCTTCAGCAGTAGTATTACCATTATCATCAGTAATACCTTTATCTTTTAATAATTCAACAAGAAATTCAGTTTCACTAATAAGATTCTCTACATCATCTCTTGTTCTATCAAATGCATCCCACTTAATCTGTCTGATAGCGTTATCATACTCAATAAGAGCCTTCTCAGCATCAAGAATAGAAGATGTAACAGAGTCAATAGAACTCTGCATATCATACCAATCTTCGCTGTATTTCTCTATTTTACCAGAACCAACAGCGGAATTTAAGGCATTCATTAAAGCATTTCTTTCCTGTTTAAGTCTGTCAAGATTATCCTGTTCGACCTTTTTCATACTTTCATTAATAGAAGTAGAAGAGAACCAACCCTTAGTGGTGATAATATCCATTTCCTTCTGAAGTTGGTCTGAATAATCTTTGAAATATGAAATCTTCTTTTCGAATTCAGAAGCTACATTATCAAACCTACTCTTAGCAAGCCCTTTTAATTCAATATTAAGTTCCTGAACAGCAGTTTTAGCGTCCTGTGCTTTATCATAGAAATCCTGACAATCAGATATAGCGTCCTTCAAATCGTCATCATAAATAACATCAATGCTTATAGAACCATCTGCAATCTGATTCTTATAATAGTCATCAAGATCATATGAGCTAAATGCGTTCATGTAATATTCATAAGCCTGTGACTGTGCATTTATCTCATCTCTGAGTACACTCATAGAATCAGCCAATGCATTATTACGATTAAGCCATGTAGTTGTTGTATCTGATACGATATTCTTAAGTCGTGAATATGCTGTAGAAATCTTATTGATTAAGCGTTCAATCCAGTTAAGTTTTTCTGCTGTTTGAGAAGAAGATGAAGATGATGAATCATCCCCAAGAGTGCTCCAATCAAGATTGCTTAATCTACCACTCAAAGCGTCAAATACATCGTTGTCATAATTATCTAAAGCACCCTTCATTTTCTCGGCACTAGATAAAACATTGGATATATTGTCTTGTAATTTCTGGTATTCACTATTTACATCTTTACCATTCATTTTTACATTCGAATCACTAATTACTTTTTCGAATTTGTCTTGGGAATACATTTTTGAAAGTGTTGAAGCAGCAAACGCATTAGTGTTTCCATTGGCAATAGCTTTTTTAACTACTTGCCCATTAAATTCAACATAGTTATCAACACCCATTGCTTTATAAAACTCTTGATAAAGTTTAGCAATCTGAGAGACTGTTTCAGCAGATATATCAAGCTTTGCCTGCTCAAGACTTTTCCAACCAGATAAATCTTCGCCGTATAAACCTTGTAACTCACTAAAGAGAAGAGGATAGTTGGTTTTCATTGTATCCAAAAACTCCGTATCCATTAAACTCTTTTTAGTCAAAGCCTTTATGTATTCAGTTTTATCTTGGTCATAACATTTTTCAAGTTCATCAAAGAGTTCTTGAGTTGTTATAAGACCTTTCTGATATTGAACTAGAGCTTTTGTCATGTCGGGATATTTGTCTTCCGGGAATGCTTCATTTATCTTTTTAAGATTATCAGCAGAAATTATACCTGTGTTAGACATTTCCTTATTGACTTTAGATAATAGCTCCGCATTATCGGTAAGAGAAGAGAGAGAATCATTAATAGATTCAAACGCTGATGAGTATGAAATTTTTATATTATTACATTCTTTTTTATGTTCATTCCATTTTTGAATAGCTTCATCAGCATCAGTAATACCTTTAGTAATGTCATTAAACGCATCAATCTCACTTTGTGTGTTAATACCTTCTGTATCAAAGAAATCTTTAACTTTGTCAGAATTTTCGAAACGATTAATTGTATCTTCATAAGACGCAATTAAGTCCTCATCAACATTTTTTCCAAATTCTATTTGTAATTCAATAGGTGCTTCATCCCCTAATGAATCATAAACATCTTGTAAAACTTTTTCAGAGTTAGTGATATCTTTTGTAGATTCTTCTGCTGCTTGCTTAGTTTCTAATAAGTTTTTCTTAGCACTATCTACACCTTCTCCTGAAGAAAGAGCAGTTTTATAATTATCTACAGCATCAACGAGATTATTATAAGATGAAGAAGCTTTATCATTTGATAAAATTTCCGCTTGAGCATATTTCTTAATTCTATCATTAGCAGCATATAATTCGTCTGTATCAAATGAATCTGTTAGAATATCTGATAAAGTTGTTTTTAATGCATTTACATCAGGATTAGCTTCTCCGAAATCTCGTTTCAAATCTTGTAATAAACTTGATATTTGATCGTATACTTCTTGTCTAGTACCACTTGTAACGAGATTAAAATCTCCAATCATTCCATACTGTCCGTCAGGATTTACTACTTCGGCACTTAACTTATCATATTTATCGAGATATTTTTTAAAATCAAATCCTGCATTACTATAATCATCAGGGCTTGCTTGGCTTCCCTTAAAACCTAATGATTTATTTACATTAAATTTTTCAGAAACATATTTTTGATCTTTTTTAATATCGCTATAATTTTCGGCAACATAGTTGCCTGCTTTTTTCTTAGCAATCTTATCTAATTTTCTGATTTGTTCATCGTATTTTCCATTAACTAAATCAATCTGCGTAGCTTCTGCTCCGTATTTTTCGTTTAATTGATCTTGTACGCTTAATAATTGTTCTTTGATAGACCTTACTTCACTTGTAGACAAAGAAGTATCATTCAATTTTTCTGAGAGTTCTTTGTATTTTGTAATAGTATCATCAATGTTTTTCTTTTCGGTTTCATATGCAGAAGTTAATTCTGCTGAGTGTTTTCTAGCATTTTCTTCAGCATGTGCTAAATTGTTTAATTCTGAAACGAACCATGAGATACCCCATGAAACTAATGCAACAGCAGCCATATTCGCAGCAGTAGTAAATAATTGCATACCTATCGCAGAGGCTTTAGAAGAGGCTTCTAACGATTCTAACGCAACTTTTCCTCCTTTAGCATTTGCAACCAGGTTTTGTGCACTTTCTGAAGCTTCTGTCATAGTTCTTCTAAATGCAGTTTGAGAAGTAACACATGCATCAATTTGTGAATTATATGCTTTAATTGCTTGAATATCGGAATCAGAAAATAATTTCTGTTTAACAAATATTTTTTTTAATCCATTCTGAAATTTAACTTCCCCATTTTCTTGTTGTATTGTTTCAAATATCTTGCTATACTTTTCATAAATAGTTTGAATATTTATGATTTAGAAATAAAAAAGGAGGATAATTAAAAATGAATAAATTATTTATAAAATATAAATATTATTTATTATGTTTTATAGTTTTACTTATTGTAGGAATTGGTTTTGCACTCTATTCATCTAACCAAGAAAAGAAAACTATAGAACAAAAACAGAATATTGAAAAATATATTGATTCTATGGTGGGTTCAGAAAAAAACATTACAAGTAAATTAAAAAATATAAAAAATGGTTCAATAGTTACAATTGGAGATTATAATTACATTACTGAACAAATTAAGAATATTGGTGATTGTTGTGCATGTTTATATTCTTTTGAATATAATAAAGTATCTTATCTAGATGAATATACAAAATTAAAAACAAATTATGAAACTTATGAAAAATATTATAATTACCTAGATAGTAAATACAATGTGAACGACCACGATGATTACAATAAAACTACCCAGAAACTTATTGATTTAGCAAAGTCTAAATAAAAGAAATATGGAGAGCATATTTATGAAATTATTAATTAAACCGCATTATAAAAAAGATTCATTTTTTATAGATACTAATAAAGCTTTTACTGAATCCTTTAGATATGACCAAACATACAATAATACATTTTGCTTTAACGCAGGATTTGATCTATTTCTAATGGACGAATATGACGAAGATAACGAATGTTATGGCAAAAAAGATTTGGTTGCTACAGTAGAAGCTCAGTTTTTTAAAACTGATTATATAAATACTTATGATATTGATATCAAAGAACTTGCAGATGTTATATCTGGTGATACATATAAAGCAATATTAACATTAATAGACAATAATTTAGTAGATGAGGATAAAATATGGGAAGCACCTTTAGTATGTTATCTTAGTAGATTATATGTTTTTCCACAATATAGAGATAAAGGAATTGCAACTTATATATTAGATAATTTACAAGAAATTTTTGAATATATTACAAGTGAAGCAAGTCGTATATTCATTACCTTACCATGTCCACAAGAACAAGATAAAGATGGAAGATGGAAGAATAGTTGTAATGAAAAAATGCTGAATAATATGATAAAAATTCTCAAGAATCATAATTTTAAATCTATCGGAAAATACGATTGTTATATAAAAATATACTGAAATTATTTGGCTATGGAAGCAATTAATGCAATTATTGAAATAATAATAGGAGTCCAAAATATTAGTTTGGAAAAGTGTCTATCAGCCAATTGATCTTTGGTATCTTTAGTAAGAAAATCAATAAGACTTTCAAGTGCAATAACTGCGGATATACCTGGTGATAAGGATGTGTAATTTTATACCAACAAATAATACAGACAACACAAGTCAAAAGAACACAAATAATAATAACAGTAACAACCAACAGAAACCACTATTACCTCAAGCTAATCTTACTTCAAGAGTGAGTGAAATATTTGAGTTGATAAATACAGAAAAACACAATAATTAGTTATTATCCTTACGACAAAATATACAAAGTAATTCTGGAACAGAGGTTGTCAAATTGTGGTATGGTAACGGTGGTCGGTTATCAATATTAACTTTGTCATTATTGTTGTTGGTAGCTGTTTTAATTGGAGGTTTTGATTTTGATTTCATATAAGACAATCCTTTCTTTTGAGAGTGATTTTTAAAACAAATCGTAATATAAAATGGTAAAATATTCCTTATTTACCTTACAATAATTTTAAGTAGAGGGGTGGTGAGTTTATGAACGATGATATGTCTCCAACAGAACTATGTTGGCAAACAGGTGATTATACTGATGAATGTTATTGTGAATGAAGAGTAATATAAAAGAGCAGGAGATTAATCCTGCTCTTTTTATTATTTCTTTTTATAAAAAATATCTTGAACTAAATTATAAATATATTCTTCTTCAATAGATAAAAATAATGAGAAAGATCCAATAATATCGTTTATAATACTATTCGCAAAAAATATTACATAAGAAATGCCTAAAATAAATATAACAATTTCTATCCATTTTATAACTTTTTTGAAATAATTATTCTTTTTTATTTTTGTTTGCCTTCCTAAAACAGTATTATTTTTAAGCCTAATATAAAACTTGTTTTGAGCATTTTCAAGAATTAAATATATCACAAACCATAACGATACAATGTTAATACTTGCAATTATACTAACTATATTTTTACTAGAATTCAATATTGTGCGAATAAAAGCCGCAAAAATAAAAACTCCTAACAATAAAATAAAATGACCATTATTATTTGTCTTCATCAACAACCTCTTTCATTTTCGAATAAAACTCAATAGAAGTTAATAGAAATGCATCTATATAGTCATTAATTAATTGAGGTGTTAATTCTTCATAAATATTATTAAATAAAGCTCTATAAATATAACTTATCACAGAATTATTATCTTTATTCATATAAATTTTACCAATAGCAACTTTGCTATTAACTTCATTAATTGATGATAGAGTGTATACCAAGCTATCTTTATCTAACAATTTATACAATAACGGACAATATATACTTAAGCTTTCATTGTCAGAACAATAAATCATTAATTGTAGTTGTATATTTTCCTCTTTGTTTTTGTATTTAATTTTTGGACTAATTAAAAAATTAACATCTTTATCATTTTCTAACTCAATATGTTTAAAATCTGATATATTTGATTTACTTAAAATGTCGCTTAAAAAATTAATCATCTTTAATCTTTCTTTTTTTTCCATATTATCACCTTTGTAAAATATAATTAGTATAATATTGAACATCTTCATTTGAATAAATTGTTATTCTAATTATGTATTTGTCAATACTAATTTCCAAATCATTATTTTCCCATATCGAAGTTCTTTTATTTTTCAATGTATTCTTCAACTTTAAATCTTTAATAATACAATATAATTGACTAAGATTTTTCTTTTTACTTAACACTATATATTTATTCATTTTTCTTATAAATCCATTCCATCGATATTATTATAGAAATTACACATTTTATCATACCAATCAGCAAGTTTTAAAGTATCATCAATGAGTAATGTAGAATTCTCATATCTACTTTGTATTTCTACTAAATAACCTTTTTGCTTCTTATTCCCATAATCTTCAATATATTTAAATATAGAAAGAACAGTTTTATCATCTATTTCTTCATTAAAAAGTTCTAAATCTTTATTTAAATCTTCTTCGATAGAACATCGCTTCTTTAAGTCTTTTTCAATTTTCTTCACTAATTTTTTGTCAATGAAAAATTTGTTCCTCATATTTTTCTCCAATAACATAATAATAAACTTCTTAAGTTTATTTCTATTATGATTATAAAATATATTTACAAATATTTCCATCAGAACATTTGTTTATTTTAATAAAAGAGTAGCCAATTAATGACTACTCTCTGAAACATTACTGTAATGTCTTAACAATTGCTCGCCAATATTCAAATCTTCCTCGAACATTTTCTTTAGAGCCTGTTCCATTCTGAACAAATTGCTTATACTCACTATTAGAATCATAATTAATACAGAAGTCGGCAACCTTATCAACAAGTTTTGTAAACGACTTCTTATCTTTAATAATACGATAACCTGAATATAATATTTGTGGGATAGAGGTAACAGGAATTTTAATTTCATCAAATGATTCATCGAATCTATCCATAGCCTCTTTTAATGTATCAGCTCTACCAAGATACTGATCCGCATAATCAGTTACATAAGTATCAATATCTTTTGTTCTAAAAGATGTAAATTCCTGTTCCTGATTAGAAGAAATAAGCATCATTGCCTGGATAATTATATCTCTATCTGTACCATTCTTTCTTTGTGTAGGTGACATAAGTTTATCCATGAATGGATGATTGGCGAGAGAGTAGACCACTTCACTAAATTCATCTGATTCATGCACCACACGCAAAAGCTTATTTGACAGAGGTTTCCCTGCATTCTGTCTTCGGAAAAGTTCACGGATATCTGTTTCTGTACAATCGGTCATTCTATAAATCTGCAATTCAGCATTAAGAATTTCAGATTTAACATCTTCATCAAGTTTGTCAAATTTTAAACCTGATAAATTCTTTTCTTCACCGTTAATAATAATATCATTCATATCCTTTGATAAAGCAAATATATTCTCAATATAATCTCTTATAGTAGAAAGACGCTGAACACCGTCAATAACTGATAAAGTTCCGTCTTCTTCAACAATTGCATAAGTTGGGTTAATTGGATAATGGCGAAGTAGTGAATCAATCAAATCTGATTTTTGCTTGCGATTCCACTGTCCCTCTGGTCGCTGTAATTTATGAGAAAGATTAATTGTACCCTTATTCATATCCTTGACAAGTGATTGTAAAGAGCGAGTTTTAGATGTATAATCCATACTTTATTATACCTCCCATATATGTTAATATTTTCATATAACATATCACATATAAAATATTTTTGCAATTATATCAATGAGAAACAGAGGTTACATATGCTAAAAATTCATTACTGTCCCAATTGTCATAGAGTCACATACACACATTACATTAAATGTATATGCAGAACATGCAACATTGAATGCAAAAATCTTGATATAGAATTTGAAAAATTCTTCTCAATGACGAAATCAGAAAGAGAAGAGTATATTAACTCACAATTACATAATTAGAACTATTGTTCTGGATTGTATTGAATTAAATACAATGGTAAAATATAGACATTGGAGAAACAACATAGATGTGTGCCATAACACTCTATAACCGAAGGTTGTCCCAATGTCTATTTTTATGGCAGTCGGAAAAATGAATCTGCCCTTTCTGGGCGCATATTTCCCTAATTTATATTTCTATTCTATAGAGAAGGGAGGCGAGACATGTTAAAATTTTTAACAAGTATTATCGGAAGTGGTAAGTATAATTTACGCTCCGTTTTAGGAAAAGTCATTGTCACAAGCATGATTTGTAAACATACTGAACTTTCCGATAGTAAAGTAAAAGACATCACCAATATGATGTTATAATATCTTTCTCTTTATATGCCATTTCATTTTTCTCCTTTATTTCATCAGTAGGGCTGTCTCACGACAGTCCTATTTTATTATTCTCTGTTTATAAGTTATAACTGAATATTACTATTTATATGTAAAACAACGCAAACACACCCATCGTTTTCACAGCATTTCTTATCAACTTCTAATATCTCCTTATCGCTTAATCTATAATTATTCTCAAAGAAAACAGCAGAAGAGAAATCATTAACCTTTAATGCTATAAGTTTTATGTATTTCATTATGCTACCTCCAAATACCCATATTTACGAAGTAGCTTTGTTATGTAAGAGATACCATCAGGTTTAACTCGTGTTTGCACATGAGCAGTTCCATCGGGTGCAATAGCAGGAACAGATATGAATTTAGTTCTGTTTACCACATTCTCATATGGAACATTGTCACCATTTTCATTCTTGAACAGTAATCCTATATTTCTCATGTAAGAGAAAAGTCTGTATTCGCCAATTCCTATAAAATGTGCAATCTCATTTATTGAGAAAGTTCCTTTAGTATCCATTAGAAGTTTCCAATCTTTTTCAGTTTCTTCTAATGACTTTATTCTCTTTTTCTGATTAGCAATTATTTCATCTTTATGCTTGATTGTTTCATTTGCAATCTGAACAGCTCTAGCCATTATTAATTCATCAGGTTCATCTTCTTTAACAGGAATGTAACCACCTGTCTTGCGAATTTGTGGTAAGATTTCTGATGTAATCCACTTGCGAAACTTTCTCGCATTTTTTGCCTTGGATTCAAGAATTAAATCATATAAAGCGTCTTCTGTGATTCTAACATTATCAAAATCCGCATTCAAAGTAATGGTTTCAAAGTTGTCACTTGGTGACAACCCTTTAATTTCAAGGCTTTCACAGATATTAACAATTTTATCTTTTCTTAAATATGTATTGCCCTTTGCTTGTTTGGTATATCCTAGACATCTACAAACTTCTCCTAAGAAGAAGTAAATACCGTTATCGGTATTATTGACTGATAATTTTCCAAACTCCGTGTTGTTAAAAATTTTCAATTCATTCATGTAATTTCCTCCATATCTTGATTTTTACCTTGACATAGAGTAATATAAAATATGTCTGGCAACAGACTATGTATGAGAATCGCTTCAATCTTACCAGGAGAGGGCGGTTCTCAATTTTTATTCACTTTTTGATAATTTTTCTGCGACAAGGTTTATTCCAGTGCGAATAATATCCGACTTTGATTGGCTTAATTCCTCACAGCATTTATCAAGGGTTTTCAAGGTATTATTATCAAGTCTAACACCTATTCGTTTACCCATTGGATTATCAGAAAGTGGTCGTCCAATTTTTGCTGACATATAATACCTACTTTCTGTCGAACATTAATTACATTTTGTATAATACATTATGTCGAACAAAAAGTCAAGTATATTTAAAATAATTTTGTATGTTTCTTTCAAACTTACGGTACATACAAACCCTACTTTTCCAATCTATTATCAATGTGCTATATAATAGTAAGAGAGTAGCAACACTCTTTTACGCTTTTATATCTCAGTCACGAGAGTAGTGTCGATAACTACGCATGGAGTCCCTTTTACAAGCTATTTATAAGTAACTCAAAATCGTTTAGACTCTCTGAACACCTCCATTGTAATATTCTCTATTATAATAGAATCCGTTGCTGATTGCCGATTTAGTTCATAATGAACCGATACTTAGGGTTGCCCCATATATCTAAATAACCTTCATTTCTGAATTTGACTTTTCTTGTTGTCGCCAACATCCTTTCGGAATACATTCACGCTCGCCATTTCTAGCCACGTTGTAGTGTGTTATTTTATATATTCGGTATATTTATTTCTTCCCAGCACTGTGAGATAGCAACTCACAATTACGATTTATTTTAAAACATCTATAGGTTGACTGAACCTAATCTTCCCAACTCTTGATCATAATCTTGAGTTAGGTGGGCATATTCAAAACAACAACATTTTGAAAGTATACACGCTAATGTATATTTACCGATGTTTTGTGAAGATAGAACACCGCTTATTGCAGTTAATAAAGTTGGTATTCCACCAAGTTTTTCTGTTATTTTATCAAGAATTCCTAAAGCGGAAGTTCCTGTATCAACAGTTCCTTTTAAAAAATCAGAACTTAACACTGTGTCAGATAATGATTGCCATGCTGCTTCTAATTGCTGAATTTTTGCTTCAGCAGATTCCATCCATCTGTCTTGCTCTTTTTGTGCAGAACCAGCGGAATTTAAAGATTCTTGATATGCCTTTTGTGCTTGACCTGATTGAAATGATTGAATTAAAGCAGCGACTTGATTTCCTCTCTGTTTACCTGCTATAATTTCCAAGAGGCTTGCTTGATCAGTTTCACTGATTTCTTTCCAAACTTTAGCGATTTTTTCTAAAATATCATATGTATCTTTAAAATTTTCTGAATCATCAAATATATTCACTTGACCTTTAGTAAGATTCAATATTTGAGTTTGTATTTTAGAAATAGATTCTACACCGTCAGAATCTTCACCAAGTTCTTCAAGTTTTCCTTTCATTCCTCTGATACGCATACTTAAAACTTTAAGGGTATTACCCATTTCAGATGCATTTTGAGTAATTTCAGTACCACCAGTAAGCATTGCAAGAGTTTTATTGATATCATTACCAGCTAAAGCAAGTGCAGAAGCTGAATTTTTCAATCCAGTACCTAAGTCAGCAGAAGATGTAGCAAATTCATTTCCGAGAATATTTAACTTATCAACAATCTGAATACTATTTTTTGCTTCGATGTTAAAAGCCTTCATAGCTGTAACCATATCAGATACGGCGGTAGAATCATCTACTTCTCCTACGTTGGAATAAATAGATGAATTTTTTGCTAATTCAGCGGAATCATCAATGTTGTATCCAAGTTTTGCCCATTCAGCAGTTTGATTAATAGTACTTGAAACATCTCGTCCTAATTCTTTAGCTGTACTTTTAGCATTTTTTAAGAAATCTTCATATTTAGAATTAGTTTCATCTGTAACTTTGTATAAGTCTGTCATAGCAGTATCAATTTCATATACATCTTTAGGTATTTGCTTAATTTGATTAACTGCACCCATCAAACTTCCAGTTGCAATAGACCATCCACCAAATTTCTGCCAGGCAGTTTTCAACTTATCAATAGTAGTATTACCTAATAAACCACTATTGCGAGCAGAAATTTGTATGCCTTTCATTTTGGCTGTTAAATCATTAGATTCAGTTTTTGTCATCTGAACATCCAGATTCTTCATCTTGTCAATGAGTTCTTTGATTTCCTTACCATACTTCTTAGTAGCTTTAGTATTGTTGTCCAACCATTTCTGCCAAGATTCTGCCTTAGAAAGACGAGATATATCTGTTGCTAAACCGTTTGCAGTTGTAGAAGTAGCCTTAAATGAAGTTTGCAAATTTGCAAATTGTGACTTAATCAATCTTAAATCAGAAGCACTATTCACACTTTGCAAGTCGTTCTTAAGCTTATCAACACTTACATCGACACCATCAATGGTTTTTGAAAAGTTTGAAAATTGAGGATTATTCTTTTCAAAATTATTGATTTGTTCTAACAGTGTATTTGCTTGAGTTGAAAGTATCTTAATTGAAGATTCAGAAACATTCATTTTTACTAAAGCATTTAATTCATTTTTCGCATTAGACAGTGAAGTAAACACCTGTTCAACTTGGGCTTTAGTCATTGAAGCACCATTATCTGAACCCAATAATTTGGTTATATTAGAAACTTCATTTGTCAGTTTATCCGAAGCCGTTACACCTGAACTGCTAATTTCAGCTTGTAATGCCTTAAACTGCGACTGAGCTTTACTTATACCTTCAGTTAATTTGTCAGATTTAAAAGTAGAACGAACATTTTCAGCATTTCGAAATTCAGATACTAATATTTTATACTGTGAAATTAATTCTTTAACGTTAATTTGTTCATCCGTAAAAGTGTCTCTTGAAGCGTTTCCCATAGTTGTTATGGCATTTTTAACTTCATTGTATTTACTTTCTAATTGTGTTAAATGACCACTTTCTGTTATAGGTCTGTCGGCATTTTTATCTAATGCAGAAGCATTTAGTTGATTTATTTGATTATTCAAATTGGCGGTTGCTGTTTTCTGTATCTTTACAAAGTTATCAACTTTTACCTTAGATTCATCTAACGCCTTACTATATCTTGTAAGACCTTGAACCCAACCCATTAATGGAACATCATTACCCTTATCATCAACAGTAGTTCCAATTTGTGCCCACTTCATTGTCTTAGTAATAGCTTCGCCAGTTTCGGTATTATATCTGAATACTGCACCTGTTAATTTTTCTACATGTTCATATTCACCAGTTAATTCATTAACACTCTGTTTGGTATCAGTTGTATAATTAACCGAAACCATTTTATTCTTAGCTTGTTGAAGTTTTCTAATTTCTTTATCAACGGCATTATTAAATTCATCTGAATCTGTTTCATCAACTCTAAATGAAAGACCTATTTCTTTAGAGGTAACATTCCTTAATGAATTTTCAACTTCTCCTGAGATAATATTTCCTGCTTGCCTACCAACATTCTGTGCTGCCTGTCCTACATTATTATTCAATGCATTACCAAGATTAATATTAATTCCACTTAAAGCAGTATTAATCTGAGACACCATGTTATTAATAGCAGTTTGGTCTATAAATACATTTTGAAGATTTATCTGTACAGAATTCAATTGTTTCGTAAGATTGGTAATGGTATTGCTATCAAGTTTTGCTTGAATTTCAACACTACCAAGCTGTCTTTTTAAAGCTTCTATATCTTGATTAAGTTGCTGTTTTGATTTTGTGCCATCTAACCCAGCAATTAATCCTATTGAGAAATCATTCATTCCCATTATTATATTCTCCTTTCTGAATCTATTTTTTTGCATAAAAATAACGCTCACAGAAAGGAGCGTTAATAGAATAGAAGAGTAGGCTATGACACCTACAGTTCCAAATTATTTAATTGGTATTCCTACCTTTTTACAATTCTTTTTAAATAATGAAGTGATACCTGCTTCACGACCAAGTTCATTTAATGCCTCACTAAAGAAGAAATGTGTACCGCCTACAATAATACCATGTTCCATATTGTCCATACTTTCCAAAACTTGAAGACCAGTAATTCCGTTATATGTATTTCCATGTTTAGGAGTTACAAATCCTCTCTTATACCGAAATGATAAATAATCATCATCCCATCCAACTGTAAAACTATATGTATTTCCTATAGTTTTAATATGTGAAGCCGTAAGAGACTCCATTAATTTATATGTTCTCTCATAAAAAGCAGGTTCAGTTGGATCAAGTGAAGAAAACACAGGTTCATTATAATAATCTTCAACTTTTTTAAAGACAACTTCAAATATTTCATCTCTTGTTAGTTCTAATGCTTTAATGAGATATTTATTTAGAGTCTTTTCCAAATCCTTGATATTATTTATCACTTAATTCATCATCCTTATGATTTTCAGCATGAATAATTTCAGCAAGCTTCTCTATAAAAGTGTCTCTAAGTTCTTCCATAGGAACATCCTTGACAGATAAATATAGATTTTTAACAGTGTCAACAATGTCTTTCTTTTCATTTAAAACATTTTCAACTGCTGTATAAAGCTCTAATTTAATTTTGTGTTCTTTTCTTTTCATTTTAAAATATGTAAACATAATAAATTTCCTTTCTTATATAGAAGTGTGATTATAGAAATCACCCGTTTTATCAATACTCATTCCACATACCAAAGATTTTACTTCTCGCTTCATTTCAGTATTACAAACGAGACAATAATGACCTTCTGATGTATAATCTTTCATAGCCATACTTATAATTTCTTTATGTCCACAATTGGGACAACAAAATGGATAGTTCATTAAGCCTCCTCAACGATTGGTATCAAATCAGCACAAGCATCAGTATCTAATCCCATACTAAACAATTCTTCTGCACTGAGAGACGTGAAATTAACATCTACATCAGAATCGCTCACCGCATTAATCTCCTTAATAAAATCTTTCCAATTTTCGTCTTCAGGACTAATCCTCTTCTGATTAGGAACAATTTCACCATTTTCATCAACAACATCCTTACCATATTTATTAACAAGAGAGTCCTTTGTCATTTCAAAGTCCTTTACAACTCCCTGAATCTCTGAATATAATCTGAGCAACTTAAACTTAAATGCAGCATTAATTACTGATTCACCTTCAATTACATTTTTAATTCTTGCATTGACATTAATTATCTGATATACCTTTAATGTTTTGTTCATATTATGTTATTCTCCTTTAATCTAATATATTTACTGTTATTTCAGTGCGTGGATTTTCTTTGTCTACATATTCCCACTGCAATTTTTCTCTTGTAATTGGGTGTATTCCTGATGATTTTGCTTTTCCTTTACAACATTTATGTATTCTCGATTGATCCGCACTTGTATAAAATTCAGAAGCTTCCCTTGCATTTACAAAAATTTCACCAGTATTAATGCATTTAACCGATCTTGAACGTACATTATTTTCTCCTTTTAATTGTTTGCTATGTATTTCTTTCCATACATCTGTATGATGATATGGATTTAATCGTTTTGTTTCCTTTTGTTTCTCAATCGCTTCAATAGGGATGTGTTTTCCATACCAATACCCATGATTATTTTTAAAATATAAATTAACCCTTTTACTTATTTTATCCTTTGTTTCTTGACTTCTTTTTTGACCTAAAAATCCATCTCCACCAAGAGTTAAATTGTAGCCATACAAACTATTTGCAGAATTATAATAAGAAATATAATATCGTTCTCTCTCTTTTGCTTGCTCAAAAGATAAATTTTCTTCTATAATTTCGTGTTTAAAATTATCCCAACCATATTTTTGAATTGCTTTCCAAAAATATGCTCGTCCAGTTTTATCATAATAACCCCATCCATTTTTCCATCTTCTTTCTGGGCGTTGTTTTGTAATACCAACATATATTTTTCCGTTTATAATATTAGTATGAATATAAACTTTATAATTTTTTATTTCGTTTTCTTTCTGCTCGTTGCTTTTTAACGTATTCATAGTCACACCAGCCTCCGTCAATTTTTGAATAACAAATCCACTTATAATCAACAGAAGGATAGCGATACCAAAACAACTTCCTTTTCAATATGGCAACGCTATCAGGGCATCCCTTCGTATCTATAACTTCTTCGTGACCATCTTTAAAAATAATAAAAAAATCAGCCACATATTTAATGGACTGAACAGATTTTCCATCATGAACGAACTTTGGTTGTAACTCATATGGTTTTTGTAATTCATAACCAACCACATCGCCACTCTCCACTAAGGGGCAAAGAACATCACGATAATATTTCATTTCTAAGATAGAATCAAAAGTTATGCCATTATAAGTACGCTTGCTTTTGTCTTTATCTACATTAAATTTTGTTCTACTCATTTATCCTCCTTTCGTTTAAATATAAAATGCCCTTACTACATGGCTAGATAGTAGTAAAGACATTTTGAATGTGTATTTATAATTTTTTGAAAAATAAGTGTGGCTTCAAAAATTACTATGAAACCACACTTTCTTTATTATTAGTATACTATCTAGGTATAATAAGAGACTGACCTGGATAAATAGTATATGGTTCTCCGATACCATTAGCTTCTGCAATAGAATACCAATCTACACCAAGCTTATCACCAATGGCTGAAAGACAATCTCCGCTTTCAACTTCATATGTATCATAAGATGGTTCTTCATAAGTATTTTCTGGTGCAGAACTGCCATTAATAACAGAGTCATTTACCCAACCTCTACCATTTTCGATAAGATAAGGATTTCTCGCACCTTCAGCGATAGCTGTAATAGTTCCATCTGTATAAAGTGGGTTAAGTGGTTCTTCGGAAGTTGAAGAAGCAAAGAGTGCTGAATATGTAACATATTCGCCAACAGAATGAGTAAGACCTGTAGATTCTTCTACATCAGAAGATTCTGGTTCAGATGTGTTACTATTCTCAACAATGCAATCATCATTAATCCAACCTGTACTGCCATTAATAAGATATGGATTTCTTGCTTCTTTTGCGATGTCAGTAATAATACCTTCTGTTATAGAAGGTGTTAATGCTACTTCGGAAGTAGAAGTTTCATAAATTGTATGATATGACACATAATCTCCTACATGATATTTTGTTTCAATATCATCTGATTCAGAGTTATCTTCAGTTGGTTCAGATGGAGTAGCTGGTTCAACATTAGGTAATTCTCCATAATAATAATTCATATCAAATCTATGATGAAGTTCAGTTGTTGTCTCACCCGTTGAAACACCATTATCATCATATATAGGTGTTTCAGTATAATATGAAACTCCCTCAATATAACCATCTGATGTATATTGCCACAACAGACAATCCATCGAAGGTTCATCTATTCCCCAATGCGCAAGCCATCTGTTAAATCCTTCAAAAGACATTAATCTACCATTATTTAATATATTAGTAAAATAACTATAATTTGCGTAAACACCCGTTTTATATCCTGCATCCTTAATAATCTGCATGAATTCTACACAAAAATCTGTGAGAAGTTCACCATTTTGTTCGGGAACAAGACCATGATTTCTTTTATATCCATCAGCATCTTCCATATCAAACCATACACCAAGAACAGGATTAAATCCCTGAATCATTCTTAATATATGAGCTGCTTCACTTCTTGTTTCTTCTATATTAAGACAATAAGAATATATGTACACACCATAAGGTATACCGAGTCTTTCACATTCACGCATATTTCTAATTGCCTGTTTGTCATCCTGAGATTCAAAATCAGAACCAAAACCGATTCTGATGATTACACCATCAATACTTGACTTAATTGTATCCCAATCAAGCTGTCCATTATTGTCTGACACATCTATAATTCTATAAGCCATAATTTCCTCCTTTATTATTTTTAGATAAAATAAAAGAACGAGCCTGAATTAGACTCGTTCTCATTGAAAGTTTTTATATTTAATTGTATTGTTATACCGCTAATTGCATAGGGTATAACTCCCATTTCCCATTTGGGTATTTATCAGCATTATCAGTTACTATCTTATGTACTTCTTCAAGACTTCCAACATTAGTATCAACATGTATAACCTTACCGCCAGTTATACATAATTCCTCACATATTAAGTTATAAAACATTCTTCCCATACTTATTCTTCCTCCTCAATTTTCGATACAAAATAACTCATATATATCAACATCAAGTATACGAGAAAGAACAATAGCATTTGTAAGAAGTATATCCTTTGTATTCCCATTTTCAATTTTATTAAGAGCTGCAACCGATAAACCACTTCGTCTTGATAATTCTTGCAATGTCATATGTTTTTGATTTCTGTAATACCATAATTTATTTTCCATAATGTTAATATGTATATGTATATTTTGTTTATACAAATTTTATCATGGTATATTTTTACTGTGGTAGAAATTTAGTCTTCTTTAATTGGCAATGACATTACTTCAGGAATTATCTTTCCTTTAATTGAGTGATTACCACCACAAGCAATATATGTATCTGCTAATAATTGAAATGTTTCTAATCCTGCTCTTGTAATATATTTTTGTGCCATGAATTTACTATGTAAATTATAAAGTTCAGCACCATATTGCACAATAATTCTCTGATTAGTTTCTTTTTCATTTATATCTAAAGACTTTTTAATATCATCTATACCTTTAGATATTTTCAAAATTTCCTGATACTGCCAATTATCATGTTTTTCAAGCGTTTTAATACGGTTTTCTATTGCCTCTTTATCTTCGTCAATACCTGTTTTCAATCTAAGTTTCTTCTTAAAATAACTAAATATTTCGATAATTTCCTTAGCTGCGAATAAGATAGCAAAGAACCCAAGAATGACTAATAAATAATCAATATGTGCAAGTTTTTCTATAGATCCCACTCATATATACCATCCCTTCTTACTTCTTCAAAAAATTCTTAAAAGCTTCATATAAACCTGTAGAAGCAAGACCAGAGACAAGACCACCGAGCAGTATTTCAGGTGTAAAGGTCATATTCATCCATATATTAAGGATTACACCCAATACACCCATAATTGCAGGAATATACTTATTAACTGCATCTGTTGTTACAATATTTTTTAACACATAACCTATACATAGGCAAATGCCAACTATTATTGGTACTGTAAAATTTGTTAAAAACGATAAATCTGTCATAATTAAATCCTCCTTGTATTATACTTTATTTAATCCCCTAAGTGTTTCTACGCACTTTTTTAATGTAGTACAAAATTTATTCAATTCTTTTATTTCTTCATTTCCGTTTAATGTAATTCTTATACAACTATGAATATCTTCCTTACTCATTTCAATTGCCAATAGAGTAGAAGATAGTGTTAAATCTCCGCTTGTACATGCACTCCCTGTTGAGACTTGATATCCATTCATATCAAGCAATGTCATCAATGATTCACCCTGTATTCCTTTAAAACATATGTAAAGATTATGTGGTAATCTATGCTTCAAATCAGCTCCAACCAAATATGAATCTGGAATATTATTTTTAATGTAATTATAGATATAATCACGATTATTAGATGTAATAGAAGAATAATCATAATTCTCAACTGCTTTACCAAGTGCAGCTATACCTATTACATTTTCAGTACCACCAAATAAACCTTGTTCCTGAGAACCATATATAAGAGGTTCAAGTTCAATAAATGACTTTTTGTATAAAACACCAGTACCTTTTAATGCTCCAAGTTTATGTGCAGAGAATCCTATACCATCAACATCTAAAGTTCTTATATCTACAGGGATTTGACTAATAGAACCTGTACAATCTACATAGACTATTGCGTTATAAAAATGACACATTTCAATAATCTGTTTCACGTCTTGAATAGTTCCTATCTCAGAATTAGCATATTCTATGACTACAAGCTTCTTCATTGTATCAGATGATAGACACTCCTTAAGATCTTGAATATCTATTCTTCCCGTGTGATCAACTTTGAGTGGACACTTATATTTGAGTAATTCTACACATTTCAACACCGATTTGTGAGAAGTAGGAGAGTACAACACTCTGTATTTATTTTTCTGAGTACAACCTTTGATAAAAAGCGTATTGTTGGCTGAACCGCCAGATGTAAAAATAATATTTTTCTGGATTTGCATTAATGAATTTGGCAACATTATTTCTTGCCGTATTAATTATCTGTTTTGCATTAACACCAGATTGATACATTGACGATGGATTCTGATATGTATCTAAGAGAGATATAATATAATCCTTGATTTTAGGTTTTAATTGAGTTGTAGCTGCATTATCGAGATACATTCAATCACCACCCTTATTAGGTCTATTTTTCATCCATTCTTCATAGCATTTCTTAGTTTCTCCTTTATGAAAGAAACAACATAAATGCCCAGGATTTCTTTCACTTTCTTCTGTCCATTTTGGCTGAACATGCCACTTAGATGTATAGAATATTATCTGAGGTAATTGAGTAATAGGAATAATGTTTTCTCTTCCATAACATTCGTATACTTCATCTAAAGAGTTAAATATTTTGTTAATTTTAATCACCACCTAAATCGTAAAAAATAGGGATAGCAAAACAAATATTGTAGTCATGCTATCCCTATAGGTATAATGATTAAAATTAACTACAATATTTATTCTGATTTTTCTAATGGCTTTTCTTTTACTGTTTTCTGAACATTTCTCGTGGAAATTTTCGAATTGTTATATTCCTGTTCAGATACAGCAGAATATTTACCATTTTCATATTTTATGTACACAACTTTTGTTCCTTCGGGAACATCTAAGGTTATCTGAATTTCTTTACCTTTAAATTCAAAAACAACAATATTGAGGAACTTGTTGTGATATGTAATTTTACATTTCTGTATCATTGCTTAATTCCTCCAAAAAATAGAAGAGTGCTTAAAAACACTCTTCTTAATGAATATATTATTCCTCAATAAGAGTAAGATCTAACATATTATCATCTTCATCTGCCATAAGATCGCATGTTATTGTTATACTTCCTGGATCACCATTATTAGAATATGAAAGACTCATATTAGACTGTGGAGCAACCTTATAAGCAGTAAACTTATATGGGAGAACGTTATCATCCTCTGTCTTCATAATAGTATCTCCATAAACAATAAAATTCTTAGGGAAACTTGTAGACTTGATGTTGATTCTTTCAACACCAGTAGATACTTCCTTAAGATAATATGCGATTACCTTATCTCCATCTGTAAGGGCAGAAGTAAGAGTAATAGCTGTTGAATCACCAGTAATTGCTAAAGATGTTCCACAATCATCATCTGCTTTATATACAACAACACTTCCTGCAACGGGTGCTTCTGATAATGTTACTGTAGCCCCTGAACCAGTAACAGCAAGTTCCTCTCTAACCATAAATTTAGCTGTCTTAGAAACTTCACCACCTGTAATTAACTGCCATAATTTAACAGTCTGAATTTGAGTTTCAATAGTAAGAGTACCACCTTTTTCACCACTAAAACTAACCTTCTTAGGGTGTCCTTTACCGCCATATGCATATACATTTTCACCTGTAAGTTCAGTAGTAGTTACATTGGCGAAATCAAGGTTTAAGAAAGGCTTCTTAGTAGCATAGTCAACAAAAATAAGGTCGGCAACTTCTCTGTTAGCCATATTTGTATTACTATTTGCCATTTTATAATCCTCCTAATTTAATATTTTTATAAATAAAAAAGACTCTGCATCTCGCAAAGCCTTAATTGTCGATTCTTTTATACCATTCCGTATAATTAAATTGTTTCTTTTCATCTCCCCAAACTGAGACAGTAAATTTACTCATATCATATATGTTATTTCCTGCCATTCTTGTAAAAGCATCCCATAATTGATATACAGTTATATTCCAAATATTTGTCATATTTAGCGAAGCATGTTTATTTGCTATAACGGATACCAAGTTATCTAACTGTAATGCCTTATCTGACTTATTTTTCTTCTTATTTGCCTCTCTACCTTTTTTGAGCTTTTCTAATATTTCCAATGCTTTTTTGCTCTTAACTTTCGACTCATCAATTTCTTGTTCATCATTATTAATAGCATTAAGTTGTAATATGATACTGACTAGCTCTTTCCATATCTTTGTATGTATAAATGACTTTGGAATGATATTACCTTTATCATCTTTGCTATCATAAATAATAAAAGCAGAAATTTCTTTGTTCCAAATAATATTTTCTACAATAAAAAAATCCAATACCTTAGTTAGATTGTTGATAATAGTTTCATCAACAATACATATGTCTATTAAGGTAACAGTATTTTTGTCTGTCTCGCTTAATGATTCATACCATGCACGAAGTTTTGGGTTAATTTCATCTATATACATTTGTGGGGTAAGAGATAAGATTCTTATATAAAAAAGATAAGTCTCATATGTAATATTCCACACTTCTGATAAAGTAGGAGATTTTATACTACATATAGATGTTTTGAATGGAAAAGGTGATATGAGATCAGAATAACTTAATTTCATCAATTATCCTTAATTTTAAAATCGGATATTGTATAAATCATCTGTTTGCCGTATGTTTTTGAGTTTGGGAAAAAATGTTCAACAGATGATAAGTGAAGCTTACCAATACCAAACTTATCTGAATACCTTAAAGACCTTTCGATCATATCACATAATATATCAACTCTAGTACCACGATATCCTTTCTTAGAATATTTCATAACACCTTTATGACAAAATACCCATATAGTTATCATCATGTCTTTAATTGTTCCAGTTGGTATTCTTGGAGTTTCAACTTCACAACAAATATAACTCAATGTTTGAGTTTGTGTTTCGTCTATATATAAGTAAGGAAAGATTTGCTTATACACAGTATCGTCAATCTCATCTTGTGTATATTTCTTATCGTATCCTTTACCTAATAAGACTTCCATTATTTCGCTATTGTCGAGAAAGGTTTGAATAAGAACAGATTTACACAATCCAGTATCTTTTATAACAGTTTCTGCCATTAGTATCCCTCCTCAACAGTAATAGTTTTTTCAGCCATTATTTTATCTTCAAGATTTAAGATTTGTACAACAAATGATTCTTCTAAATAAGAATCATCATCAATAAATAAATGAATTGTAATTCCATCGACTGATTTCTTTATGTCAAAATCCGATACAACATTCCATTTAAAATCAGCATATTCTATCTGATTACTTTCTGAATCTTTAAATTCTACACTCCATACTCTTTCTTTCCCCAACTTTAAAGTGTCGCTACCTAATATAGAAGCAATAACATCTTTCTCTTGAGGTTCAGATGGAATATTAGGATTAGAAGCAGAAGAGTTGTAATTGCAAATCCTCAATTCTTGATTATCATATTTTTCATTGAATTCATCTTTATCAGCTATAAAATTCAAAATACTTCCGTGATATTCATCACCATAATCATACAAGACATCATCATCACGAGTAAGTTTAAATACTTTTATAGGCTTATCTTTATGTCTGTCGATAAAAACACGCTTGGTTTCCAACTCAATAGTTTCTTCGTCATAAGGAATTTTGATAGCATAATTGTTTGATGTAAGAAAAATAGTATTATTTCCATTCTCACCAACATCGTACTTTGATGCAGATGTTATATTACACCAACGCTCAACAATGTCACCATTTTTATTCTGCCATCTAAGATTATATTGACAAAGACACATTGTAGCTTTTTCATATATTCCTTGCGTACCAGGAAGACCATCTATAAGCCAATATCTATTTTCAAAGAATACATACATACCTGCTTTAACAGTTCCAATACTGAATAAGCCAATGCGTTCCATTGACTTCAACATCGTATCAGCGGAGTTTCCCTGAATAATACAGCGAATTACTTGTGATTCAGATAAATCATGATTGTATAATGTTATGTTAGTAGCAATATCAGTTTCTAATGCTTCTGAAAATGCATCATCTTTATAATCTTGAAAACCTTCATTTTCATATCCACCAATACTATTAGGTTTGGTAGAAGAGGAGAGTAAATACCATTCTTTTGACATGATAATCCTCCTTAAATAAAAGCAGTTGTTTTTTGATTTTCAACAAGATCTCTAGCATTTTCTTGCATTAAATTATATTCATCTTCTGTGTATTTCTTAGAATTATCAGAAGCACCAACAGATAAATCTTTTCCTACAATACTGATACGCTTATTAACTTTAGAAAGCTGTCTTTCCTGATAGTATTCCTTCATAAAAGCAGCAAGAGTTGACATTGTAATATCATCTATTTTTTTATCAAACGATAATATCTCTGAATCAAATATCAATTTATCTAATTCAAGAGAATATCGACTAACTGCTTTTCTAAGCCATATAATTTCCAATTCTAAAGGAATAACTTGTTTATCAGCAAAAGATGATTCAAAGAAATCTATAACTTCATTAGCAGTTGTTCTTTCTTCCATGATGTCACCTCTTATGGTTCAATACCTGTATATTTAACACAGAAATCTATCTTATGATAATCATTAAAATTAAGTTCCTTAATACACTCAATTAAATATGCTTTCTCTGCACGAGTTACAACCCTGTCTTCAATTTCCGCTTCAAAGTCTTTCTGTGATTTAATTGTAAAAATATCCTTTACAATATCTTTAGTTAAGAAAGCCTGAGTCTTATGTTCATCAGGTATATCAAAACTTAATTCTGAACGTGTAAAAGCATCATCTATGTACCAAGTTGCATGTGAACCTACAGAGTCAGTACCATTAAGTAGTCTGTTACCATTCTGTGCCTGAGCAATTACTTCTTCACGAGAGAGTAGTACTGTTCCTTTTGGTGGAACACTAATATCTCCACTTGTAGTTACTCTTGGAGCACCAGTTATCCAAGGTGCAATACTTCTCACATTTATCTTCTTGTCAAGACGAGTATCTTCCTCTATCGGCTTTTCAACAACTCTTTCAACAATCTTTTCAACTGTTTTTACATTTATATCTTCAGCCTTAATTGAATCATCGTCTTTTACTTCAATATTCTCTGTGTTATTTTCTGTTTTTTTCTTATATGTTGGCATTTGCCAATCCTCCTTATCGACTATATTTTATTTTTTTCAACTAATACTTATGTTTAACTTCATTATATAAAGCAATAATTTTATCCAATTTTTTAGATTTTGGGAAAACATAATATTTCACATTTGTAATGGGATGTATGCCTATACTTATATATGAAATATCAAAAGCTCTAATAAAATGAGACAATTTCTTTGAATAACAATAAAAATTATTGTTCATAATTTTCTCCATATAACTAAAATGCAGAGGTGACATTAAGTCACCCCCCTACATGTTTAAAATATCTTATTTTAATGAATCAAGACTCTGATCATGAATGAGTCCTATTTCATACTCACGTCCACTTGCTACAAGTGCGCCAACAGATAAATCAAATCTTGATATAATCTGACCTGTAGTTACATCTGTACCTGTGAATGATGTAAGACCACCACGAGTAATTGTATAAATAGGTGACTGACCGCCAGCAGGAATTACATAACCAAGACCAGCAGGAAGCATAGTATCAAAGTTATCACCAGCCTTATTCATAGTTGTAAGGTCATAAGGATTTGGAAGCTCTGCAAGAACTGCACCATTATACATACCCATAAGACCTGTACTATGTATCTCGTCCATTACCTTCTGAGAAATACCTGTAACAGCAGGAGTTGTACCCTGGAATCCAGCGAATCCATTAAACTTAGAAATAAGTGCATAATCACCAGTAATTGTTGGCTTGCCAAAACGTCTAACATTAGCAATTACCTTATCAGCATTTGTCTTTGTAAGACTTGCATCATCAGCAAAGTACTTAACACCTTTTGCATTCTTGATTGCATTATAGATTGTTTCAACAACATACTTAGCAGCCTTGTTTCTAATCTGAACTCTTACCTGATCCTGAAGTTCATTTTCATCTGTCATATCGCCAACAGCAGCCTTTCTGTAATCTACAGCATAACCACCAGAAATATTAACAGTAGCGATAGGAACTCTCTTCTTTCTGATAACTGGGAATGTTACATCCTGTCCAGCAGCCTGAATCTTTGAATCAAGGTTAGCAAACTTTGGTACTTCAACTTCACAAGAATCATTGAAACCGAGAGCCTTATAGTTACCATAAATAGAAAGTAACTTAATCTCTTTCATGAGAACTGGTTCCATTGCAAAACGTCTGATTTCGTTAAGCTCAGACATTGCATTAACATCACCATTAGAAGCTTTTGAGTTAAGTTCCATAATATATTTAGCGGCAGCATCTGCCTTTTTTCCATAAGGTGATAAATCCTTACCCTGTGCCATAGCAGAGAAAATCTCTACAACAGGAGAGTTAGCCTTTACCTTGCCACTAACAAAGTTAGCGTCTTTTCTTTCATTATTTAATTCAAATGTATAAGACATAATTTATAATCCTCCTTAAAATATCTTTTAATTATTAAGCTGTTGCACCATTAACTAAAACAACAACACCCTGCTTATTACCGATTACACTCTTGACCTCAAGATTGAGTTCTGTAGATACCGAAGCATTCACATCAAGAGAACCATCTGCTGTTGCTGTAAGCTTGTTACCAACAGCTACTTCATCAGGAAGTGGGTAATCATAAACTTCAAGTTCCTCACCTGCAAGCTTTGCAAGGTCAAGAACACGAACATGCTCACCTTTTGCAATAGGATATTTAGGAAGACCTGCATTATCTCCATCCTCTGCCTGCATAATTACCTTTGTACCATCTTCGGCAACTGCAAATGTACCAGAAGTAACAGCACCGAAAGCACCATTAAATGTATCAGCACCAACTACAGCATCTTCAAATGCGTACTTGTGCTCAATCTGATCAAAATTTCTGAATTTAATCATAGTTTTTAATTCCTCCTTAAAATAAAAATAACCCAGACAATAAATTGCCTGAGATTAATGATTGATTATTAACAATGTAAAAATTAATTAGAAAATATTTGTATCTTCCTCATCTTCATGAGATTCTGAACAAACCTCTGAGAATATGTCTTCAACGACATCTTCTTTTACTGAATTCTGTTCTGCAATCTTAGCATCGGCTTCAGCTTTCTTCTGAGCTTCCACAATATTCATACAAATCTTTGACTTAATAGAGTTGATTTCAGAAGTGACATTCTCTAAATCTTCTTTCTTTGTAGCTGCATTGATTTCAGAAGTAAGTTTATCAATATCTTCTTTTGCTACAGCCTTTTCATCCTCATTAAAATCACCAAGAGTAGTGTCTAATTCTCCAAGCTTCTCAGCAACCTTTGCTTTTGCAAGTTCCTGTTCAAGAATTTCTCTTTCAGCCCAATATGTTTCGTGGTCTTTCTTTAACTGATCAAGAGTAGCCTGAATCTGTTCAACAGAAGCATTGAGTTCTAAAATCTTAGCATCCTTTTCAGCAAGTTCAGAATCTTTTTCTTCGATAGTACTATTTAATTCTGCAATCTGTGTCTCATAAGCCTGTGACTTATCATTTAACTCAGAAATTGTAGAATGAATAGTTGACTTAATTTCATCCATATTAAATTCCATTGTTTCTTTGTCCTCCTTATTTTGTTTCTTTTCTGATATCTCAAGCAAAATTGCACTATCGTCAGCAGGCGTAATACTGAGAAATGCATCCCCCGTATAACAGTAAATTTGAGGTGTTCGATATGTATCACTAGGATTTTCTTCTTCATAAACAATTTTATTATCATTTTCTTTTATTCCCATTATTTCAATAGAAGTATCAACATTTCCTAATGCGTAATTTTTCCTTAACCATGAAACAAATTTTGGATAGCGTTGAGAATATAAAAAGCCGTTTGCACAAACAGCTTCTATATCATTACCATTTTTATCCTTAATTGTTTCAATGGTTGCATTTTCACATACACCTACAACCTCAGAATTTTCAAACACTGGTTCTTTAATACCATCGCTTACAACTTCTTCGCCTGTTAGTCCGTGCCCAAATGGAGTCTCTTTTTCTTCATCTAATTCGGCACAAAATGGCATTCCTTTGGCAGAATCAAGTGCATTTAACACATATTCCTTTTTCCAATGTAAACCATTTGCGTTTGTTTCTTGTGTGTCATCATGAATTTTATGAAGTACAACCTTAATTGGAACACGCCCATTTTTACTTGATTTATTAGAAATTTCGAGGATATTTCCTAACATATATTTATCCTCCTTATTGAGTTGTATATAATAAAAGAAGTCCACAATTAAGCAGACTTCTAATTATTACTGTTATTTAATTATTATTTATTGTCACTTGGACTAGGTAAATTATTACCATCATTATTCTGTGATTTCACAGTATTTTCAGTTGGATTATCAGTTTTTGGTCTTCCTCCAACTTGGTCATCTTTAGAAATAGTGTTGCTAGTAAGGTGAGGTACATATTTATCGAAAATCTTATTATCGTATTCTTCATCAAGAATATTAAAATAAATGTCTGGATTAATACCTGTACTTGCAATTAACATAGTCATAGAACCACTTGCCTGTAAATATAAATTCTTCATCATATCAAAAAATTGCTCTCTATTGACTAAAGAGGTTGGAAGATAATATACTTCAACTCGATTACGCCTATCCTTAATTATATTCTCGTTAATAACATAATTAAGTTCAGTCTGTAACTCTTGAATCCATGTATATATCTGTGCGTTGACCATTTCCAAGTTGTGTTGTCCACCTGCAAATGTACCTGTGGAAGACGCACCTAATAATTGAGCTGCAAAACCTAAATCCAAGGCAATCTTATCTGTCAAATCTCCTTCATTTTTACTATCAAAAATATCGGTAGTTCCTACATCAAGAGTGTCTATCTTTGTACCTGCTGATACGGTAAAAAAAGAAGTACCGCCACGATTATTTTTAGTCATTACAGCTTGTTTAACCTTGTTATGTTGATCTTCCTGTTGACTCTTTGTTAATGCGCAACTTCCTTTGTCTTTACCTTCTGGCAGAGTTTGAACTACTATACGATTGTTTAATTCTTTCAGAACATTTCGCTTTGTATCAACGAATTCATTTTGATAAAGAATATCCGCAATAGCAGCGATAGCAAGTGGTCTACCCCATGGTTCACTAATTTTGCACTTAATCTTATGAGCTATAGTACGCTTATTATCTAATATAAGCCAGTTATTGCCTGTAAAATTCCCTTTTTCCCACTGTAAATATCCATTGCGAATTTCAGAAGGATATTTTTTTAACTTACGATTTTTCTCATCCTGAGTTACACATTTTTCGTCAAAGTATCGCAAATTAAAAGCAATAACATTTCTATTATTCTTTCTACCTACAATCTTTGTATATTCATAGGGGAGTGGTATAATAGAAGCATTCATACCCATGTCACATAGCTCAACGATATTTTCAACATCATAATCAGATAATGCCTTTGTATTATCATTTGGTTTCTTAGTAACTTCAAAATAATAAAAACAGTTACCTTCATTCATATCAGTGAATAAAGCATCCCTAATAAATTGTTTATCATTGATATTTTCAAGAGTAGACAACATTAAGTCTTTATTCTTGTTTAGTTTGGTTTTACCGAATAATCGTTTTTTACCATAAACAACTCTATCCAAGCATGGAAGAGATACCATATAATCAATTGAGTTTGTTACAACACCTTCGCTATTATAGACAAACATTGCAAGTCGCCTTGTTAGGTCATGATTTGCAATAGGATCTTTAACAATAGAGCGAATTTCTTCTGGTGTGAATTCATCATATAGGTTACAGCCAAAAATATCTGTAGAAGCTATTGAACCAAAATAACTATTGTATTCGTATGTATGTGGTGGGGTGGTAGTCTGATTAGACTGAGATGTTTGAGTTGAAATTGTTTCTGATATATTTGTAGAGTTTATTTCTTCTATTTGCGATTTTGGAGGACGACCTCGTTTACGCTTTATTTGTTCTTCTGGCAATTGAGATACCTCCTTTCTAAAGTGTTTAAATTTTTATTAATTGATGAGGGTACAATAGTCGTAATCACTTGAACTTGCACCAATCAAATCATTTTCAAGTAAATCAAAAAAATATGAGCCATATGAGCAAGAAGTATATCTATCTTTACGATTTTTACCTTGTTCATGAATTTTAATAATACCTGTCTGTGGCATTTTTTCATAATTTAATTCTGCACATTCACTTATCATTGCTTGGGTTTCAAGAAATGGATTTTCATATTCCATTTGTCTATCCAAATCAACCTCATTGATATAATCCGTATTTTCAGCAAGTATTTCTTCTTTTGCAGTATTGTAATTAACAAGAAAATCAATTTTATTTTCATTAAGATTTTTTCTAAATCCAATAGCAATATCACTATTAAGTTGCTGTGTTGCATTAATAGCAAATATACAAGCTTTCGCATTTGGATCTTGACATACCTTTGCGTACTCATCGTTATTCATACAGCGTAGTGGAGAATATTCCAATCCTCTGTCTTCATCATATAAAACTTTTTGTAATGAATAAAGAATCTGAAGACCACCATTTCTTACATCTAATACTATATAGTCAGCATTAAAATCATCATATAATTGACGAATCCTTATTGCTTGTAATGTTGTATCACCTATTTGATTTGATTCAATATATGGATACTGTCTTCTATATCCCTGTTTGACTTCAACTGTGTTATTTTCTGATTCATAAGTCATAGATTCTGGAATACCACGAATACAACTGTAAACAGAGTTATCATTTTGATCGCCAGCAACAAATGCTATATCACAAGAAATTACTCTTATTTCATTATCTTGTTTTGAAATAGCATATTTGTTTCGTTTATTCATTTTTATATCTAATATATTACGTGGATAAAATACATGTTTTAAAACCTGACGATTCATTAACATAGAATAAGTAAAATATGATGATAGAGAACCTTTGACTCGAAGATTTAAGAATTCTATTTTCCAAGTAATAGGATCTTGCTTCTGTTTTTCCTTTAACATCTGTTTCATGGTTTTTAAGTGATGCTTCAACGTAATACTTTCATCAAAAGTAAGCAATACCGAACCATTATGTTTTTGCATCCCATTATATGCTTGGTCTACGATATTCCACATCCAGTGCCCATCATCAACCCATGATGAACTTATGTAAACATCCACTGGATCTTCTTGTAAATCTTTATTTTCTCCATAAAAAGGGTTTAACATATACGGTTGATTACGCACTGTCTGGAAAGGAGAAATAACGGAATCTTCAATTTTCTTATTAATTTGACGAAACTCTTCTCTGACAATTCCTGTACTTCTAAGTCCACGGGCATTTTCATTTGCTACAAATACTGTAATCTTAGAACCATTTTTGAATTTCACAAAAATATTATTATCGCTTGTGCTCCAATCTGCAATTTCAGCACGTAGCGGTTTACTCCATTCACACAACTCATCTATAATCTTATCCGAAACAATGAGTTTTGCTTGTTTCTTTGTGGCTGATCCTATACGGAACTTTGTACCAGGGTAAAGGATACACCTACAACAAGCATATAAAGCTATAATGAAAGATTTTGCATCATTTCGACTTGCTATGATACAAATAAAGTTTGATATACCCATAAGATATATCGCTAATTGCTGATATAAATAAAGGGATAGCTTAAGATAATCTTGAACAAATCTATGCATATTTCTACGCCAGAACGTACACCATGCAATCATATGTAGTACATTATTCGGATTGCTAAGATAGTGAGTAGATGGGAATTTTTTATATAATTCCATTTGGTTTTTATCAGCGGGATATTGATTACTCATCGTCATCACCACCATTTTCAGGAACATAGAATTCTTTGTCTCTTATTTCACTTCCTGTCATTATATTTTCCATAGGTCTGCAAACGTGGCGTTCAAAATAGTTTCCTATCTCATCATAATCTTCATATAATTTTTTATCCTTATAAAATTCTTCTGGTGTAAACTGTGAAATAGTAGCAAGTGTAACTCCAATAGTCTCATTATTACTATTGTCTTTTTCCTCAATAGTTTTTAATCCAGCTTGTTTAAATGTTTTACTATATTGTTCAACAAGTGTGGCATACTCTTTAGAATCGCCATTCTGTAATGCATGTATTTTTAACATATTGATGTTGCATAAATCTCGAATAAATATTTCCTGATTAGAATCGGCATTTGGATTATTTTTCTTGAGCATTCTCCAATGTTCATCAAGATTTTTATAATCCATTTCAGTAAATCCAACTCCCCATCTATCAACAGCAGAAGCAGAAATAGTAGATTCTTCTGATTTCGCCTGCTCTCTCGAAGTAATAATCTCGTTCTGTTTTTGTGTATAATAATTTTTTAATGAATCAATATAAGTTTTTCTCCCATCACAATTCAGATTTTTCTTTGCTGCATAATGAGAAATACGAGAACGAGAACGATGACCACTATAAGTTTCCATAGAAGCAGTAAGTGCAGCAATATCATAGTTCCAACCTGCCCTCTGACAAAAATCTTTCATTGCGTGTTCTTCATTATTTGAATATAATGCAGTCATTTGTTCAACATAACGATCAGTACACTCCTTACACCAAGGTAAATAACCGCCATTAGCCTGAAACAATACATCATTACTCTTTTGAAAATAAGATTCTTGTTTTGAATAGCCACGACCACAACAAGAACACTTAAAATTATGTTTCTTTTCATCAAATGCAATAGGAGATCTTGGTATTTTTATATTAACATTCGTATCAATAATTGGAGTAGCATTCATGCTTTCAATTATCTTTTCATTTTTTGTTTCTTTTGGCACGAAGCCACACCTCCTTTTATTCCAACATAAATAGGAGAGTAGCAGCAACCACTCTCCTTAAAAATGAGCATAAAAATAACAGCTATAATTAAGCTGTTTTCATCAATTCATTGTTTCTAAATTTTACTTGATGCATTTTAGTTAGCATATTCTTTCGTTCGGTAAATCCCATATTCATCAAAAGTAATACCTGATTCTGTTCTTCCAAGAACAATAACTCTTCATTATGTTCTTTCTTCAAATAATCACGAATTAACTCATTGATTGCAACACCATATTCAGACTTTAATTGCTGAGAAGTTTTACCAGAAACAATAACATTTAACATGTCTGCTTCAACTGCATATTCTGAATGACTTGCATGATGTCCCCATATGCGATAGCACCAAGCGTCAATCTCTTTTGACATTTTCTTATATTCAACTTTCTCAGGATCACGTATTGCAAGCTAATTTTTATTATCAGATACAATCTGTTCCATAAGTATAAAATATCGTCTGCATAACGAACCTGACTCCGTGTTTTCCATCATTGAAACATTCTTTGCACAATCTATTGTCAGAAGATATTCTTTGGTTGTAATGTTAGTATTTTCGGCTTCGACAGTTTTGACGAAGCTAGTAAAATCAATGGATTCGGTAAATAATTTATGCTTATTGCCATCAGATGTCTTAACTACCTTATTAATAATTTTTCGATTAATCCAATGCGAAAAATCTCCTTGTGGCTTATCTAATTGTTCCCACAATAAACGAGCATCAATAGAAAACTGTTCAACATTATTGTTCTCAATTAATACAGGTAATTTCTTTTGATATTTCATTACCAATTCAATTTCTTCTTCGTTACGACCAATACGTTCCAATTCTTTTCTGCTAAATTTAGTAACCATTTAATTCTCCTTATATGTTTGTAAAGCGTCTCACCTTTACTTCTTCCTCTCTGTCGTACACGCATCTCACCGTGTAGCTCATTCGCTGTCATATAAGGTAGAGGACTATTCTCACTTTCCTCAAATTTTCTCTGTCGCTCATTTTTTCAAACAATACAAAAAAGAAGTCACTTCATACGAAATGACTTCTCAAACTTTCCAATATTAAATTTCCAATGAAAGTGCAATTTATTTCACTTAGCACACCCACTGCGCATCGAACACAGGTTAGAAGTTTTGGAGACTTCATTCTTGCCAAAAGATAGGTGCATACGCCGTGTTAGGGATTAATTAAAACCCACTAACATTACCATATTTTTCTATATAATCAGGCTTTCTATACCAATTAAAACCATATGCATAATGACTTCCGTTTCTTCTTCCTCTTACAGCATCTCCAATAGCACCGCTGTTTTTATTTAAATAATCATAAATTTCAGAATACGAATGGAAAATATTAAGTATTTTTGAACTGTTTAATTCTACTTGATAGACAGTATGTTCATCACTTTCTTTGTATAAATCTTTTTTATGTAATAATTTAACCCCATGTGAATTTAATAAATTTCTAACATGTGATTCATCAATATCATATTTCTTAGAAATTAAATGTACATTATGTGTTTCGTTATACATATTTATTATTTCTTCAATATTATATTGCTTATATTTTCTTGAATCGCCACCTAATGTTGCATTATATCCATTACAATCCTTAAACCCAACATAAGTTCTTAATTTATTGATCCAATACATTTCTCTTTTGCAAGCAATATCTCCATTTTCACAATCTTCAATTTTTTCTATATGAAAATGTTCGCTTCCATATTTATTTATTGCTTTGTAGAAAGGTCTGTTTTTGCATCTGTCTTTTTTCGAATCATTAATATGTTGTTTGAATCTAATATCTTCCGAATATTCAGTTTTTCCTACATAAATTTTTCCATTTACATCATTTGTAATCTTATAAATTAAACTCATTATATACCTCCATATTTTTCTACATAAAAATAGTGGTCTACTTACTTGCAGACCACCTATCTAATAATTCATCAAGTTCTTTAGTTTTTATATAAACCCAAAATAGTTTTTTGCTATTCGGGTTAAGTGCTGCCAATTTATATCTCATTCCGTTATCTCTTAAATAATCACGAAGTGGAAGAGAGTAGCAGGTGTAAAGTTCTACCTCCATATATTTGTACCTTTCATTTAATCTTGTGCAATACCAACTCTGCCAATACTACATAATAAAAGAGCCACCTCATGAAGTGACTCCCTGTTACCATACAAAAAATGTATAGCCTCGCTGTCCATTTAAGTATCAGCTACGTAATGATCTGTAGGAGATTCGGACTCCTGTTGCCGCCGTGAAAGGGCGATGTCCTAGACCGCTAGACGAACAGACCTAATGTGGGCATCTCACCCACTGAATCAGCATAAAGCACTAACTAGCTGATATTGGACTGTACACATCCAGTTATTATTCAGGTACAAACTAAGTACCCTAAGACACACAAGGTATCCATGCTTACTGATTATTCTCTATATATTTTCGGTCTTCGGAGTAAAAATCAATTGATAAGATTTAATGACTCTTATCCGTCAATTAAGGGTTCTCATTAATGCAGAGAAGCACGAATTCGTTATAGAATTATCAGACCATTCAGTAGCTTGGACAAGCTTAGATATACTGCATTAAGGTTTCGTGTGCACTAGAGTCTTTGTATAGTCGGCTCTACCAAAATACAGCAGTAGGACTTACAATGCTACATGAATAGCAAATGCCAAGATATGTATTATCACACTTATATTTTAGCAGTGAACGCATAGCTTTCTTTTATACTCTGATTCGCTTCCGAGTTTGCAACGCCAATGAGCAGTAGCGGAGGTGTTTTTAGAGTAGCAACTAACTCAATATTTTTATCTCGTGCTTTTATATACAGCCTTACGAGTGGCTGTTGCTCACTTTTATACTCTCTGTTTGAGAATAATTTTTGTAAAAAATCTATCAACGAATTGATAAACCGCCCTTACTCTTATAAAGTGTAAGCAGCTTATATTATATTATTCTCTTATTTTTGGATATTTTGACAGAAAATGTCAGATATGATATAGTTAATTTTAAGGTGCTACCTAAAGTGGTAGGCGGTTAGTCCTTCTCTCGTGAGACTGAACTCACGTTCATTCATAGATACCCTTTCGAGGAAATTAATACGAAAGGAGGGCAACAGTAATGGTTACATATGCTAATTTATTTGCTTATACAATAGTAATCTTTACTATTCTTACGTTTGCGTTTAACAACAATAACAAAAGAAAATAACCGCCCTCGCCAAAGTACGGTTATTTTCTAATCTTAGATATATAGTCAACTTGGGCTAACCGCTTGCTATACGGGTAGCACTTTTTATTATCTTTTCTTGGATTGTATTGTAACACATACGAAGATGGAGTGCAAGAAAAATATTATTTAGAAACAACGGAGGTTTTATATATGGAATCATTTATAGAAATATTAAAAATAATTCTTCCTACACTTATAACAGGTATATTTACCTTTATTGTGACCAAATATAATTATAATAAAAATGTTCCCTTAGATAATATGAAGATTGCATATAATAGAATCTATTATCCTTTGTATAAAATTATAAACAATAATAAAGAATATAATAAAGAAGATTTAGATGATGTTATAAACAATATATCAACTTATATGAATGATTATAATATCAAATATATTGACAGATCTACTCATAAAACATATATAATATTAAAAGACAATCATAATAAATATAACTACAATAATTTCAAAAATAACATATATGATAGAAATTCATATCTGCGCAGAAGATTAGGATATCTTGAACCTAATTTTATACAAAGTGTTATGTATTTATCTAAAGACGATAAGTTCATATTTTTCTGTGGGGTAGATGGGCTAATTATTTATATGTCATTTATAATTGCAGCTTTATTTAATAATGAAGGTGTGGTCTACAAATATGCATTTGTATGTGGAGAAGTATTCTTGGTTATTTTTCTTATTAAAATTATAATTAAAGGAATAGGTATTCTAGGGGTTAAAATTATTAAATTTGGTTGTTATGTGAAGAAGTGTTGGAATAAGAAGAAGTGGTTTTAGATAAAACTAAAGATCAGAAAGTGATTTTTGTTCAACCTTTTTAATTTCTCCGTCTGCAAAATATTTTGCAAATTGTTCATCAGCATCAATATCCTTGTACACCGCAACCATATCAAGCGAATTCCAACCGACTAGCATTTGAATTACATCATCAGGAAGACCGCTTCGAGAACAAGAAGTTGTAAAGAAATGACGAAGACTATGGAAATAGAAGTCTTCTCCTAAATGTTTACTAAACGTATCAGCCCAACTGTCAAGAGTGCTTGAATCCATAGGTTCATCTATATATTCTCCATTTACTTTCTTTGGAAATAACCATTCTGATTCAATTCCGTGTTCTTTTCTATAATTCATCCACAAATCAAAATATGGCTTAAACGGTTTTGCAAGTGTATATGCTACTAACATTTTTCCACGAGATCCTCTTCCTTTTGTTTGGATCTTTTCAGGTGTCTTATATAAAGAACCGTATATGATATTTTCGTCATCGAAATAAGATACTTTGAAGCGTGGTAATTCACTCTTACGTCTGCCACTAAATGCAGCTAATGCTAAAATACAAGCCTTGTCATACTTGCCTTTTTCAACCCAATAATCAAGCATTCCCTGTACTTGTTCATCAGATAACACAGTTTTAGTGAATACTTTTTCATTTGCAGGATTTTCAATTTTGCGTATAATCGGTTTAAAGTTCTCATACTCATCATCTAATATAGCTTCGACATAATTTGAAAGCGATGAGAGAGTAGATTTTACTCTACGCATTCTAGCTGGCGACCATTTATATTCAGTAAGGCAAAAACTCTGATAACGAGCAATATCCCTTTTAGATAAATCAATAAAGAATTTGTTGTCACAATGCTGAAGTAAATACACCCAGAAAATGTAAAGGTCACGTCTATATGCGTTGATTGTATTTGGGGATCTATCAACTGAACGAAGATAATCCAAAAAGTCATTTCCTAATTCTATATTTTCTTTATTACACTGAGCCAATAACTCATCAGTAACAATGTTGTTATGTTGTATTTTTCTGCCCATCAAATCTCATTTCCTTTCACATATAAAAAGAAGTAGAATAGTGATAAACTAAGCTACTTCTTGTACTATTTTATTTATTTTAATTATTTTAGTGGGCAGGGAAAGATTCGGACTTTCGAAGGCTTTCGCCAACAGATTTACAGTCTGCCTACTTTAACCACTTGCATACCTACCCATAATAAAAGGAGTGTGCAGCCAATAACTACACACTCCAAATTATTCTTCACAAATTGTTTTTAAATAGTAATCGCAAGCTTCATTAAAACTACTAAACTCAGTATAATGATCGCCTTCGCAAACAGACCAATTAATTTGTTCACTATACAAATCAACTTTCATAACAAGTTTAATTCCACCAATTGTACCATCAAAAACAAATTCAGGATTAAAATATAATAATTTGTTTTCTAACTGTTGTCGTTTGTTCATATTTTGCAAATAATACTTAAAATCTTAACAAATCATCAAGTTCACGAATTTTCCTAAGACCATCATATAATGATTCATATTCAGAAAGTATAGAAGAAGCAGTTTTAGTCCATTTTGACATTTCTTCGATATTCTTTTCTAAGTATTTTGATAACTCTTTTTTAGAAACTCTTTTACCATTAATTTCATAAATTCCATTGTCTTCAAAACAGCAACAATTCTCACAATCTTCATCGCAGTCATAATCGTCTTCACAATCATTTTCATCTATGTACACTTCGAATACATTTTCTTCACCGTGAATATTCGACATTACCTTTGAATTACAATTTTCAAGAATATAAATAGCATCCGCATATATATCTTTATATCTATTATTAACTTTTGCAGGTTCACAATTAATTTCATTGACAAATAATGTGACTATATATTCATCAGAATATCCATTTGCTACAACATCAGAAAGATCTGTGATATTTCCAATCTCATATCCTCTTTCAGAAATAAGATTTTCAATCAATGTTTTTGCTTCATAATACTTTGCAACAACGACAACATTATTTAAACCATCATATGAAGTTACATTATGATACATTGAATTAACCATATCAGCCAATTCATAGATATCTTTTACAACTACTGTATTTATTTTAATCACATCCCTTCAGATTAAGCATTCTTTACAGCATTCTTTACAGCATCCTTTAAAGCCTTGCCTGGCTTAAACTTAGGTGCTTTTGAAGCTCCTATATGGAGTGACTCACCTGTAAGTGGATTTCTACCTTCTCTCGCAGTTCTTTCAACTACTTCAAATGTACCAAAGCCAACTAACTGAACCTTACCGCCTGCTATAAGCTCATCGGTTATTGACTTTATTACACCATCAACAATAGTAGTTAAATCCTTCTTTGATACATTGATATCAATATTTTCCTGTGTCTTTGCAACTAATTCTGTCTTGTTCATAAATAAAAAATCTCCTTTAAATCAATAATATTTTGGCACTTTTAACAAAAAAATGCCGATTTAATAATAAAAGAGGGTAGTAGTCAATATGATCTACTCCCTCTGATGGTGGCTTCGTCAGCCAAATTATGCGTAATAATTGCATTTTATACTAACCAAGCTGAATATCCTTTATCATTTCAACTTCGTTATCTTTTAAAATTGTTATTGTTTGAGATGCTACAGTGCTACAATAAAAGTTTTTCGAATAATCATTATAACCACTAAGACAACCCGTAGAAATAGCATATCTACCATGATTTTCTGATTCAATTGAAAAGTTGTGGAGATGTCCACTAAAGATTAAATCATAGAATTTATTATCACTAGATATAATTTTTGAAAGATTATATTTTCCGTTTTTATACCTGTCACCATGTATGAATTTACAAGATAAACCACAAACAGTAATATTTATTTCAGAATCGTTGTAGTCTGTATTTAATATAGAAATACGTTCACATCCACTTACATCAACCAAGTCTTTAATATGTTCAGTAATAAGCACATTTGCATTATCACCTTCATAATTTTTTCTCTTATCACCTGACATGCGATCATGATTTCCAGCAATACCACCGAATATAACATTACAATCTTCAGCTAAAGCGACTAATAGTCTATATATGAGTTTAGTAGCCTTATGTATCTGCATAGATTGTAAAAATTCACAATTATGTGCTTGTGTTTCTCTCATATATGAATTCTCAATCATATCACCTGTTGATATAACTAGAACCTGACGGATATTATATAATTCAATATACTTCTTACATTCAGAAATATATTTGTTTATTCTTTCATTTGCAATTTCCCAATTAAAATTATTACCATTACAATTGTTGATTATATAACCAATATGCCAATCGGTAATATGACATATCATAGTATAATCAGATTCTTCTTCAACAGAAGAGTACATATATTTAGGAATTTCCATTGAGAAATTATTATCTTTCATATACTGTTTTAATTCGTCTGCAACTGTAATACAAGGAACTAAATCTCTTTTTAACTTATTGAGTTTCAATCTATCATTATGTATTTGCTGTTTAACAATATATTGTTCACCTAATACTTCTTTAGCATCATCAAGAGTAGTACTTTTTTCTGTTATGTTTTTAGCTTTTAAATATTCTCTAACAAAATAATTGCCAAATATGGTCTGACTAGCCTTTCTGACGCTATCATAATGACATTTTATATCATATTTATCCACTATTTCTTTCCAATCCATATCTGATATTCCAGACATTTTATTAGAAATTTCTTGTAAAACCTGTTCATAAGTTGATTGGGTTAGCCCATATTTTTTTAATTCTTCTTCGAAATTATAAATATAGTTCACCTACTCTCTATTCTTCATTAGATTCAACAGGTTCATCGAGTTCACTTTCCTCTTTTACCTTCACATTTATTTCAACACTACCACCATTAAATACTGATAGAAGAGTAGCAAGTTTCTTTTCTCCACCATCTACTTCAACAGTCATATTATCTGTGTCAATGATACCTGCAATCTTCATAGAAGTCTGCTTGGTTTCCTTAAAAACAAAATTTGCCATAATCCTTTAAATCCTCCATAAAATTAAAAATTCCCACCAGAACGCTTTCTGCCAGGATTGTAATACATTTGTTTACTTTTATTCTGCTTTACTTTAATATACTCACGAATCTTCCTAATATAATTTTCATCATAGCTTAATCTAGCATGTGATTCTAAATAATAACATCCACAACGAGTAGGAATTTTATTTGATAATACATTATCTATGAGCCTATATGATGGATTAAGATTCGAGAGATGGGTATGCTTTTCTGTATCTTCTTGTCTACAGATACGATAGCCATTTTCAGTCTTGTCAATATAAAAACCTTTATATTCAATTCGATTTTTCATAGGCAGAACCTACTTAACGTATTTATCTTCAATGTAACGCTTTCCACCACAAGTTTTATAATACCCAATATGTTCGCCTCTGCAATCTACATATCCTCGTCTTGTGTTCCTAATTACACCTTCAGATAATAATTTTTCAATTTCATTTTTTGAAATGTACTTAATAATTTTCACTTCTTTCTTGATTTATTTCCTGCCTAATAGCAGAAGAGAGTGAGCCATGTGGGGTTCGAACCTACGACACCTAGATTAAAAGTCTAGTGCTCTACCGACTGAGCTAATGGCTCAAAGAGAAAATCGGCAACCATACTACAAGAGCTGTAGCACAGCCACCGATTATAGAAAGGTAAGGTACAATATGAATTACAAAATCTATCGGATATTTAAAATAGAACTGAAAATGTCCTCATAATTTCAATCAATTTGATATATCTATACGAATATAGATAAGCTTTATAATTATTAACAATTAAAAATTGTTCATTCTTTTATAATATTTTTATATCACTAATTATACTTTCAGTAAGTTTTAATTTTATTAAGAATCTTCATGACACGTATGACAAAATATCAAATTTTCAATATATCAAACTGACAAAATTACAAAATAACAAAGTAGCAAATAACAATACATATAACGACCTTTAAAGTAATTTTCCTCAAACATACAGGAGACTCAATAATACAATATTTATGAAATATTCTTGATTTTTGTTTATATGTAATATTTTGCATTCTAAACAATGCATGATTTACTCTTTTTAATATTATATGGCTAATATCCAGCCTTGCAGCATTATAGTTCATCTGCATCTGAACCGATTGACAATTATAAAAATCAATCTCAGCCCTATTGTAAATATCCGATAGAAGATTAGTGTGGGAATTAACCCACAACCAAATCCTCAAAGGAATCATTTACATCAAATAATGGTGTAAAATTAACCTGTGTTGTGATTTCAATTTCATCAAGTTTTGAAGAAATCTCATCACATTCTTTATTATATTTCTTAATCAGACCTTTGACGCTGTTTCGGTCAAAATCAATGGATGTTTTAGAAATAATCTGGTAAGAGTAAGGTTTCTGCTCATTATTAATATCAAATTTATAATCCTTTCCCATTGACTGTGTTTCACTAGGCTTAATAGAAACGATTGAATTTAGTGTATTCACAAATGACTGTTTCTTTTTATTCATAGCAACAGCATTGTCAATATTAATTTCTGTTCTCACCTTTGCATCTGCGATTGATGAGAAAAGTTTTTCCTTCTCATTAATAACCTTAACCACAAAGTCGATTATATCATTTGGCTTAAAATCTACATCATATGGTTTCTGAACCGCAATTTTCTCATCCTGTGCATCTGGATTAGCCTTAGAGCGTAAGTGATTTTGTTCTGTAGTTGTTACAAATCCTTTATTTCTAAGATATGTGTCTGCTGTCATTAACAGACGGTCAAGATAGTTTGCATAACGATATGATTCCTTTAAATTCATGTTTATTTCTCCTTTTGTTCCAATAATGTGTTTACTTGTTACACTATTATATTCTCTGTTTTATCAGCCAAGAAAAGCTGATTTCATTCTAAATCTGCAATGCCACTCAAAAGAGCAGCAGAGCAGACATACAAAGATTGTCGGTTAGTTTCTTCCATGACAATCGTTTTTGTATCATATCTTGTAAATATTTTACTATATCTACATTTAAGAAAAACAAATATTTTGTAAAAATGTGCCAAAAAGCCTTATAAATCAAGGGTTTTCGGAGTTGTATTTTTTCATTAAAATTTCATTTCTCATGATAATATATATTATTTTGATTAAGTTTAATTTCATATGCACATTTAGGGCAATACAATTTAGGACGACCTTTTTTTGATATTTTAATTTTTCTTCCACATCCATTTGCACACTGCTTGTATCCCTTTTTAAAATTCCCTATGTACTGATTACCAATATTTTCAAATTTAATTACCTTATAGGCAATATCATCATCAGTGTCTCCTAAATCTATTTTGATATTAAGATTATTCACTTTTTTCCCAAAATGAATATAACCATTACTATATAACTCATGCAACAATTCTTTCTTTTTATCAGATGAGAGAGTAACATTGGCAAGTTTAAATACTTCTGAAAGACCTTTTGAATCTTTTTTATTTATCCATCCTTCACTATTCATATATCTTGCAATAGCAAATAATGTAAACATAAATTTCTTTTGGCGATCATTTGGAAGAGATTCCACGACTTTTAATTCTTTTTCATAGATAGGAACATACTTAAGTTCCCTAAATAGATTTTTTGATTCTGAATCATATAAATCAATACATGTTTTTTTGATTTTACTAGCATATCTATATTCCTGATATCCTTCAATGTTAAATTCAAGCATCTTTGTCTTGACTGTATCAATTAGAATATTTGGATCTTTACCTCTATCAAAATAATACTTAGCAATCAATGTTATCAGATATCCATTCGAGATATTGTCTGGTTTATTACCAGACGCTAATATCTCTCTAATATATTCTTTTTCATTCAGTATATACAACTTCTTCCTCCATTTCTTCTAAACGCTTAATAATTAGTTCTCCAATACAATCCCAACAAAACTGTCTATTACCTTTATATCCATAAGTCATATCAAGAATGATATTCATACGTTCATCATTATTTGGACATATTTCTTCGGCTTTCTTCTTAAACATTTCAACCATACTTGCACGTTGATAATATTTGTCAAATTCGTCCTGCTTATCAAAGATATCAGTTCTATTTAGTTGTATTCCTTTTCCTTTTCCCTGCTTCTTTTTATATTCCTTAATACATTCACAGTAATATTGTTCAAGTTCTCGCAGAGCTTGTCTGTGTTCTTCTGTACAACGTCTTTTAACCTTCAATGTATTATAATCAAATGAAGAGTCCTTATGTAATTGCGATTTATAGCCATCTAACTGACTTTCAACATATTTACAAATCTGATTCATAGAACAATTCCCTGTACCAACTGGCATTTTTCTTTCGTACCAAAATAGAAAATCTTTTTGTTCTTTTGTAAGGGTATCTTTATTATACAAATCCTCGATAGAACATTTATAGATAGCATAGCATTTAGCATTACTTTCTTTAATGTATTGTTTGTACTGTCTTTTTGTTTCATCGTAAACATAAATCATAAAGTAGGGCTTTCTGTATGCGCAAAGCGATTGCAAATATTTATTTTCTCCGCAAGCACCTAAATTATACCAGCTACTTTCCATTGGTTTTGCAATGATTCCCTTAATTTTGTCCAACTCATTTTGTTGATAGAGCTGACCACATTCTATTCTATATTCTAATTCTTTATATTCAGGTGAATCTTTCTCGAAATGAGATTGAACTTCCATCATAGATGTGACATAATTAGTGATTGTTCCAACTTGATTTCCCATACCTGCTTTATTTGTCTTTTTAACGGCAGCTTCAGTAACAACAATTTTTTCTGCATTTCGCTGGACACATTCGATAGCAGGTAAGTATCTATAACGTCTTTTCATAACAGAATTATTAGTAGAAAAGTTCAGATCCGAGTCCCAATCTTCCCCATTCTCAGCCATACAAAATGAATCCCAACCGTTTATAATCATGATAGTATTCATATATTGATACCAGTACCGACATTCGTCCGAATTATTGATATTACACATTCGAATATTATTATGACTTGTCATTGGACTTCTAAAGAGTACAATTTCATCTTCATTTTTATCAATCCAAAATTTTGAATAACATTCATTTGATTTTAATAAACCTGTAACTTCCAGCCCACAAAGAGATTGCATAAGAGCAAATGGATCGCCACTTGCAATCTGATAATTACCATTTACAAATAATTTACCAATCTTCGCATCATTCATTTTTTTCTTGATATATCTATGTACAGAGTCGATTATATATGGATCTCCCAACATATATTCGCTTGTATACAAAGCACGTTGCCATGAATTTACATCAGTATTTTCGTTAATACCAAGAAATTTAACAGTAGAAGAGTAGTCTCCACACATAGCATCTTTTAAATAATTGATTGTTGGTGCGCACAATTCCTCAACATCTTCGTCTGTAAATTCATAAGACTGAAGATATTGGTAATTCAATTCTCTCTGTTCTTCAAGAATATGTGGTGAAATTTTTGTTACAGAAAATCCATATCCACATTCCTTATACGCATTCACATATTGCTCAATATTATCATACGCTCCCCATAATTTAAGAGAAGACTCTGTGACAATCATTTCACATTGACGAATATCTTGTATATTTCCCCAAATATCTTCAATCATATAATTATCATTATTGTATTTTTCAATAAATTCATAAATAGGGAACGGATAGAGCATTCCTTTGAACCATGCGTTTCTCAAGCACACACCGCCAGGAATATAATCAAGACCTAAAGATTCAGCTACTCGCTGCATATATTGTATAGTACAAAGATTAAAACCGTCAGATACATTGTTTTCAAGAGCTTTATCTTTAATAATTTCTCTTGTCGGTTCTTTTGAATCACCACCATCATCGAGTGATATAACATCTGCAAAATATTGTGTAATACAATCTTTTACGACCAAAATTCCATGCGGATCACAAATCGGTTGTGATGCAGAACATGTTAATGCTTTGTAAGCTTCGTATTTTGCAGGAACTAATTTAGTATCTGGATTTCTCTTACATTCACATAATTCATTTAATTTGTCGATGTATTGTGAATTACAGAAAAGAAGAGTGTTGTTTTTTAATCCACCAGTAGTTCCAACAAAGCGTTTATAATTAACACCATTTATGGTAACACCTTTTTTACCAGTCGCTCTTGCAAAATCAGATTTTTTATCAACAACTACCTGCATAAATATCTTTGAAAAATCAATACTCCAAATAGGTTTTTCTAAAATCTTATTTGCCATTATGCGGAACTCTTGAGCTTCAAACAGTGATATGAGTTCCTGATATTTGAAAGCATCTTCTTTGGTAATCTGTAAATCCCAATTAGAATACTTAAGTTTATTTGTTCCAATTTTAAAAATCTCATATTGAGGTACGCTAATACCAGCCATAAACCCTCCTTTTGTTTATTATTAATATTTTCTAAGTTCATTTAGCATAAATTCCACATTATCTCCATGCAATTCAAGTGAAATTTCTTGATAACCGCTATACCATGGATTTGTATAACAACCAAATTCAGCACATATGTCAATGATTTTAGATTGAATTATATTTCGTTTGGGTTCTAAAAATCTTTTCCTTTTAGTTGTATAGCATTCATATATTTTTCCAACTTCATCAGATCTTCCAACCATTATTTCATGTTTTTGAACTGTCGCAGTCAGAATGTAGTCGATGGCTTCTTTGTAATATTTCTTTACTGTTCCATCTTTCTTTTGAAAACAATACACTTTGAATCCTCCTTTTTTATTTACACTTATATATTCTTCAAATGAAATTTCTATTTACAATTATTCAAACCACACAGGAGCTTTACCTATGTCATATTTCTTGCAAATAAGATACGAACAATATCCGTCTATCAATTCATAATTTCTGTCAATTATAATCTTCCCCAGTTCACCATACTTGATGAATGTATTTTCTTTCTTCCTGAATTTTCTGTAATTGGGTGGAGTAGCAAGAAATTCTTCTCTAATTTTAATCTCATTAATTGGAATCCAATATTCCTTATTTGAACTGTAATCAATATCAAAAAATATTCTCAGTCTATCAATAATTCTCATCTTTATAATCCTCCTCGTCCATTGTTTCGACACGATATCCCAACCAATCTATAAGATAATCAGTACATGGAATACAGTCTCTATGTATATATTGTCCTTCTGAATTTCTCAGATAATCTTGCCCACTTAAAATACCCCCACCACAATAGCAGCATAAGTAATTATATTTCTGATGAAAGTTTGGACATCTTGTAAGACAAGGATTATTGCCACAAATATTGCACATACAAATAACCTCTCTTTTTAATTTTTTATACACTCATAGGAATATCCATCGTTGCTTGTATAGTAAATATGTTTTATTCCTAAATCTTTTATAGCTGCCATACAACTTGGACATGGACGACACATGCCAAACTCTTTATCAAATCTTGTTCTAAAAATATATAATTTTACTTTTTGGAAATTTATATCCAGATGACGGATAGAATTAAGACAATTGATTTCAGCATGTAAAGTCGGTTTAATACCATTCTTATTCCATGAATTTCTATATCTGTTATAATATTTTTGAATAGGATGCGTTTTAATTGTATTACAACCAATTCCTATTACATTTCCTTGGTAAACGGCTATGCACCCTATATGTGTTTTTTTATAATCCGAGATGGTAGCAGCCATTTTAGCTTTTTTAAAATATCTATAATCTGATTTACTTAACATTTTTCTCTAACTCAAACATAGCAGTTCCTCTATCAATACAATCAAGCTCATATTTGTATCTGTCTATATATCTCTGAATAATTCCTCTTTCTATAAGCATTTCAATATACTTCACTAAATCATTCTTGATTGTTTTTATCTCAGAAGAAAACTCTATTTCAATCTGGTCATCCATAAGATCTAAATGGTCAATATCTGTTTGTTTAATATAAAAAGTGGCTAAGTAAGATTCTTTCTCTTTATTCCACTTTGCTAAAGCAACTACTGTGTAATTATTATGTAAATCTACGCTAATACCAACATTAGCAATAATTTCGTATCTAAGCATGTACCGCTTCCTCCTTTAAATTTTGTCTTTCTTCACAAGCCTTAAGCTTTTTGTTATAATCTCTAGTTGTACATTCTCTCTTTTTGGTTTCATCAAACTTAAAATCCGCAGCTATACGACTGGCAATATTTAAATCGCAACCACCGAAATCCGCTTCTGATAACTTGGGATAGCATACAAGCTTGTTCTTTCTCTTAAGTTCCATTGTTCTTGTCATTACATGTCTTTCTGTTTCCTTTGTCATAAATATTTGTTCTCCTTGTTAAATAAATTTTTTTGTTCATATCATCGCTCCTTTATATAGTGTGATACGGTTTATGTGTTACTTTTATATATTCCCTTATTTAAAAGGGTTTTATTTAAAAATTAAAATGTGAAGTTTGTTCTAAAATGTTATCCTTGATTACCATTTTTAATTTCTCCAAAAGAGTCAACATGATATATTTCCAACATTTTAGTAATAGCCCACTCAATTTCTTGCTCATAGCCTTCTTTGTTAAGTACATATATATTTGGTACATTTTGTGGTGGTTTCTTTGGATCAGGTTGAACGCTGCCGACTTCTTTCTTAACGAGAAGCGGTTCTTTGTCGCCAATAGAAGATGTGAGATATTGAATACATTGATTAATGGTATCTTTTGACATAGAAAGTTCTTTTGACATAGATTCTATACTTCGCCAAAAAGCTTCTGGTTTGGATTCAGGATTATACATGATATCTTCATTGTCTTTATTTTTTGGACGAACAAATATATAAGAATTAATATAAAGAAACGCCATTAATATATTCTCTTTATTAATACTCGATTCATTCATCATAATAAAATCAAGTTGAGAAGATGTGATTTTTGAGAACTTATCAACTGCATCAAAATTTTCAGGAATTATTTTAATCTCAATACCAGTATCATAAGTTATAGAATCAAGATCTTGTTGAACTTCAATCATTTTGTTATTAATCATATATTCTAGTACATCAAGAATTTCTTGAACTGCTTTCGGTCTACGTTTGTGTGTCTTGTATCCGTAGAAATTTAGAACCTTTCTAAGAGTAATCCAACTATAGTCTTCATAAGACCTGTATTTATCAATAAGAATATAAGTGATATAGAATTTTCGGCTAACTCCATACTTAGTTCTAATATTTCCTTGAATGTAGTCACTTGGGAAACGAGTAAAGTATTCTGTTTTCTGTTGCAATGAAAAATTCCTCCTTGTATGTGATATTTATTTATTCTCCGTTTGAGATTAAGTGGAAGATGAATTTACGAGCGTTCAGTAAAGTAGGTCTGAACCCCTACTTGTTTGTTTTATTTTTGAAATTGGTAGGGGGTGAAACCTACTTTGCCGAACTGAAAGAAGATATATAACATTATTAATAAGACAGACTATTCCGTTTGTATTTCGCTTACGCTACATACAAACTCCATAATTTTTTGATTGATTGTTATTGGTTGATTTAGGTGTATGGTGCTTTGGATTGATACTTTTATTTAGGTACATATACGATGTACCTATATTATTTTTGACCTTGAAACATGTTATTTATTTCTTTTAAGTGAAATAGTATATAACATATTTCTAATATTGAAAACATATATCCAAAGTATTTGAGATTTTCTCTTATATAAGGATTTGATAATTTTCTTATAACAGATTCTCTTGTTCTCTTAAATAAAATTGGTTTTTTCATAATATCATTCTCCTTTGATATATTATTCTCTCTTCAATTGTCTACCTAGAGATGTTCTTTTCTTGCTAACGCTACGAAAAAACCGCCCTTATCAAAGGGCTACATCTTGTGCTTACGCACATATTATCTTTTGAGCTTGTATATAGTTTTCTTATACCCCTATCTGTGGGTTAAAAATGAGTTTTTGAGAGTGATTTTAAATTTTTATGTCTTAGGTGATAACTTATAAGGGTATGAGATAAAAGTGGCTAATTTTTTCTGTGAGGTGTGATTTTCTCCCTAAATTGCTTATAATAAGTCCTCCTTAAAATTTATTTTTTTTGTTCTGATGAGAGTGGTGTGATGATTATTTACAATAGATTATTCTCTTAAAGAGATTTAAGTTTTTAAGAATTATTAAATAGAATAGTGAAGAATAATATAAATTTATGCAATAAAAAAACAGACAGCTTAATTGCCGTCTGTTAATTTTTTATATTTATTTGATTTATATTGATAACCAGTTAGATTCTGGTTTTGCAATAAGACGAGCATTATTATATGCCATATCAAGTGTTAAACATGTGTGACCTTGATAATAATTTCCTACTTTAGTTACGGTTAAAGCTAATGACGGAGTAGTATCATCCTCTAAGCATAATGGAAGTAATAACTGAATCTTGTTTTCATAATATTGTGGTATTGCCAATTTATAATTAGCTGATACTCGCTTTTTCATAGTTTCTATTGAACCATTGAGATTGTTAAGAATATTTTTGCTATCTTTAAGTTTTTCGGGAATTCTTTCAATATTATTAATATCTTTCAATATATGTTTATAGTTAATGTTTATTTCGTAGTGCCAATCAAATAATAAGAGAGATGGATCGTCAAAATAATTTGCTCTTGGTGGGCGCTCAGAAATATTCATATTTCCTAAATCATATGATGTAAGAAACTTTAATCCATTTTTGCTTTTATCTTGATATGCGTATATTGGTTGATAGAATTCAGTAAAAAGTCCTGTGTTAAATAGCGCATATTCATTATTAATAATTACATTCTTTTCAGAAGATAATTTTTTATATGTGTGAACCATATAATTTGTAAGAATTTTATTATTAGGGTATGTATCATTAGACCAATTTTCTTTATCTGCTATTTTAATTAGATCTTCTATATAATCATTCCAGTTTACATTGAAATACGCCATATATTCTGCTCCTTTTGTATTTTTAAATGCTTCTGTAAGTATATCATATTTTCTTGATTCATGGAACGGGAAAATATCTGTATCATCTGGCTTGTACAATTTAAATGGATATGATTCATATTCTTGTGATTCAAGTGGTATATATTCTCCTTGTAATTTCGTACATGCTTTTATATAAGCTTCTTGTGGTGTATCAGCATAAACAAAATAAATGTAATCATAAGGTTCATAACAATATGCTGCTGTTGTTGGTATTAAATATGTATTCATTTGTAAACCCTCCTTAGAAATGTGATTTATATAATTTTATATTCTCTTTTTTAAATTTGTTCTGAGATAAAATTCTTTACATGGAATATAAGGAGAAAAATGTATGATTTTGAGTCTATTTTGGATTTTTATATGTCAGGTGGCTAGTTGTTAGGGTAGAAGATAAAAATTGAAATTTGAGCTGTGAGAGTGGATTTTTATATAGATGTGAGAATTGATAATATTATTTATAGTAAATGTGTATGAATGTATATAGATAGTTAATGCAATTTTGAGTGATGTAAAAATCAACCTTGTATTTTGAGTATTTAGGTAAGTAAAAATGATTTTAGGTGTTATTGGTAGGGTGGAATGAAAAGACTGTGTATGAGTGTAATAGAGGGTTTAGATGAGAAATGGAATTTTTGGTATTGTTATAGTAGGATTTTTTGATGGATTGTATTGGATTTGGGGATTCTGGCGTGGTTTATATACTCATCTCTGTGTGGAATGGTTGTGATATTTTTTTGAAAATAAAAAAGACAACCACATTAAGTTGTCTTTTTATAGATAAAGTTATTTATGTTGATTTTTAATAGAGTCATAATTTTCTATTACACGTCTTAGTTTTGTTACAAAATATGAGATATCCGCAAAATAATTAGGATATGCCAATTTTAATGTTTCGAATGAAGATGCTGATACTAATACAACATTAATATTTGAACCTTGTTCAATTTTTCCATATAATTTTGTCGCTGTTTCGAGATTTGAGGATTTAAACGGTTTTACAGTAACAGTCATTTTGTCATAATTGAGTAATATTATATAATATAAATTTTTATCTTTCTGGTTATATTTATTACTCGCATGATTAATGGACACATTTAATCCACTAAGAGTAGATATTATATTATTTTTCTTATCAAGATACTTAATTTCTGATATTAATTCATCAGCCCATTTAGACGTATTGGGACATATAGGCATTTTCTCTTCTATGGCAAACAAAGAGGATACAAGTGTAAAGAATCTTAATATGTCATAATCTCCTTGACTGGATTTAAGATTGCTTTTTGTATATATCCCCATCATTTCAACAGCAGTTGCCCACATGTGTTGTAATTTTGTACGAAATTGAATTTCTATGAACATATTTTTATTGTAAGTGTCTTTAGATTCACTGTGAAATTGATATACCATATGATAAGATCTATAACCTGATTCTTTAGGATTGGCAATATAATCATATTCACGTTTAAGTATATGTCTTATTCGAGAAAATTTATATCTATCTATTGCGTTATAAACTTGTTCTATAGTGTCAACAATTACTCGACATCCACCTAAATCTTGCATTTTATATAATTGCATTTCAGGAAATCTTTGAATTTTGCCTGTTATGGATTCAAGTCGTTTTAATCTTTGAACAACAATGGCATTTGGATTTTTTTGACGAAGATTACTACAAATGACTTGTAATGGATAAGCATGTGCAGCTCTCCAATTATTTAATATTACCAAAGCTTCTTCTCTTTCTTTAGGAGTAGAAAATGGATCGGCTATGATTTTACCTGCTTTGTTAATCTCGTATTTGGTATATTTAGGTACTTCCCATTTATTTTTATCTTTCATAGAAATTTCCTCTTTAATTTGCTTAATCAATAAATCTATATCGTTATCATTAATTATATCATTGATTGAGAGGAAATTCATTATATTTATTAAATCTATAGTTTTTTTCATTGCAATACTCCTTTTTGAATTGTATTTTTATATATGTTCACTTATATTTATTCCCTACTTTTGAATTATTGAACATTAATTATTGAACAGGAGTAATATAAATATTTATATGGGGTGTAAGAGATGTATAAGAAATGATATTTAGAATATTGAAAAATTATATGAGATAAAAATGGATTCGGCAATTGAATATTATATGGGTGAAATTGTTATGTTTTTATAGGATGATTTTAAATATGGGATATGTAGATTTAAGATAAAAATTAATGATTATACATTTGGTTCGAGAAATATAAGAAAAACAAAGGTTCTCTGAAGAATTATTTATGAAAATGTAGTAATTTTGAGTGTATGATTATGGGTAAATATAAGAAAAAATAAATGTGTTTTCGAACTTAACTTCGAACTGAATTTTGGGAATTTCGTGTGAATGGAACAGATAGGTGCGTAAACGCACCATGGGCTGGCTGCTACGATGTAAACATACCCCCTAGTAAATATATAATAATATTGTACTATTATTGTATGTTTTGACGGTATTTGTATATTTTACCGTGGTATCAAATCGCCTGATATAGTCAGGCGAGGCGATGCCGTGAGCTGATGCCGACAGCTTTTAATATAATAATATAGTTCGAGATATGTCCGTGATACAAAGACAAAATTAAAAATCTGTACGCCACACAAAGACACAAGCTGCATTCAATCTGTCCGTCACACACAAACAAAATAATAAAACTGTCCACCTACAACGGACAAGTAAAAAATCTGTCTTTCTGGTGCAAACAACCTTTTAAATATTCAACATAACAATTTGTATCTATGTTTTTACTTATTTTATTATAATTAATATTATCATGTGTAACAATAGTATCATCAATCAATGATAATTTATTATTATTATTATTATTATTATTATTATTTATATTATCACTCTTGATTCTGTTTATCTTTTCTACCATCTGATCCACATTATAAATATTATAATTAACCTTATTATTATATTTTAAAATGCTTATCAATCTGGTACGCTTTAATATTTCTTTCTATTTGTTATTTATATATTTCTAACTGTCTTTTTATCTGTCTTTTTATGTCTGCTCATTATCAAGTACCTTTAAATATAAGTATTAATTATCCTTTATATATATAATAAGATCGCCTGGTTGACATTCTAACAACTCACATATTTTATTCAGGTTGTCAAAGTTTATTTGATCTTTATTTCTGATTTTTTGTATCGTAGCTTCTCCAAAAATCTTATCTTTTCTTAATCTATAGCTTGAATATCCTTTATTTTTTAATTCTTCTAATATATCAATTTTGTATTTAATCATACTTTATAAACTCCGTTTCTTTTATAGTATATTAGTTTATTCCCCTATTATTTAAAAGTCAATATACACTATAAACAAGTGTACAATTTGCACAATACATACACTAAAATATTGTGTATAATGTCAATATACATACACTAATACATAGTGTATAATATAACCATAATAAAGGTAAGACATAAGGAGGTATAAGCCATGGGCGAGTATATTTCAGTTATTGTTGACGAATGCGGTTCTATCCGTGCATATTGTTCTGATTATTCAGACGATGATATTATGAATATTTTATACCAGCATCCTGAATGGTCGCAAAGATGTATTTCAATTTAAGAGAATAACACTATAAAGGAGGTTACACCATGAACACATTATACACATGTTACGAAACAAACCAGTCAATGAGCAAGACAGACTGGCAAAGCTACTATAATAATAACATTGACAAAACAGAATATAACAGCTTCCCAGACTGGTGGTATGACATGAGAAAAAGCGGAGTTATAGAAATAGCTTAATAAAATATAAGCAGTGACGGTTTAGCCGTGGGGGATTCAGTTCTCCGCTTGCTTTTCGAGGTATTTATATCTCATATATGATCTTTGATAATTACATATATTACACAATACGCTGATTAGTTTCATTATCAATCAGGGCAATATCAAGCCTACAATTTAAAGCGTGTGCAATTTCAATTAATTCTTTTTCATTAAAATTATCCCGTTTAAATTTATTAGTCATATTGTTTCCAGTTGTTCCCAACTTTTCAGCAAGTTCTTTAATATTGATTTTTCTTTTTAACATTACAATTTTAATATTTTCAGTCATTTATAAAACCTCTTTTCTATTTGATTTGAATATGATTATACATTGTAAGCTATGAAAAGTCAAATATATAAAAGAAATCATACAAAATAATGTGATTTTATATTGACAAATCACACGAAATAGTGTAATATATTATTAAAGAAAAGGATATCAAACGATTTTTAATTTATTAAAGGAGGTTGTCATTATGACAAGATACACATTAAAACAGCTTAAAGAAATGATTAAATCAGGAATAGCAACGGATCTTACAAAGGCATCTAATAAGGAATACAAAGAGTTGATTGCAAATGGCGGTTATACTCAAGTCGGTTTTGCTTCTGGTGTATATGGATGTAATGGCAAGTTGCTCAAGGGTTTAAAGGATGGCAAGTTATACGCCATTACTGCCAGATCATCAGCAATATTTTTTTTTAATCTTACATATTAAAAGCCTTGTATCGTGTGGCATCTGCTACGGCGTACGCATTAAAGCAATGCAAGGCACTACACAATATTTTATATTGTGCATCTGGTGAGGGCTACCGCTTGCGGTAATAAGTGAATATACCCAGATAGTGAGGCGGTTTGAATATATGAGAACTCACGAAAAAAAGACTTGGAAATATTCAAAGCATGTGAACGCTAAAAAATCACTGACAGCTCAAGATCTCAACGCTGTATAAACATTGTGAGACATTAGAAGGTGATTATTGATTAAGCTAACACCTTAATAAAAACAGATTAGCTTGATACGTCCGTAGCCATGTGAACGGAGGACAAGAAACAGACTGGAGGGAGTAAACAAAATACTTCCTGATGGGATGCATAAAGGCATCACGAAACAAACAAGCACGAACGGCGGAGCGTGAGAATGTGAGAGGATAACACAATAAAACCTCAACCGCTTTTATATGGTTATGATGATATAACAGCACTAATTAAAACGGCTTAACTGTTCTTTACAACTAAAAGAAATCTATAAGGCGATAATAAGACGATACTCCCCAGATAACAAGCATGTAGTGATGCAAGGGACTTCTAGAAATACGCATCCAGTGAATAAAGCGTTATAACGATGTAGTTAAAATAGCCTTATAAGAGAAAAGCCCTGAAAAGGACAAGAAAGATATATTGAGTTGATATATTTCGATATGAGGAAGCACAAAGGGCTATATAAATACATATTTACATATTAATAAAGAAGAAATACAGATACATATATAAACATAGATATAAAAGCAATATTTTTTATTGCTTATAAGATGCAAGCAAAATAACACATGATAAGTATATTACAAAAGGATTTATAAATCAGTCGGGCAAAAGTGGAAATCCCAGGCGGTGGCAAGTAGTAGATTGATTATAAATAAATATGTTTTCCCTGTCTTATCGCCGTTATACAAGCAAGTTGTAAAAGCTGAATGATTAAATAACCATCAGCAAAAATAAACAACTTGCTTTTTTGTTTGCATAAATAAGCAATAAAAAAGAATAAAGGAGGTTATTCCACAATGATATATAACTTATTAAATATAAAAACAAAAAAGATTGTAGCCTATACAATAATATCTGGAAATGATAGCGATATCTTAACAGATGAAGAAATACTTGACAGCCGTTTAGAATGTGGAATTGATGAAGGATATATTTCAGATAATTCCTATAAATGGATAAAAGGCAAAGAAAAAAAAGGATTTTATTATAAGGAGGACAAAACAATGAATAATACAATAGCTTGTTACGATTTTAGAATTATCAGATGTCAGGACGGATCAGAAATCATTGACGAAAAACTCAAAACTCCGCTTGATTCTATTGATGGAGTTTTAGCTGCTGAATATCAGAAAGTCCAAGATGCACTTGACATTATACATAAGAAGGAAAAGAAGAGACAGAAAGAAGCATCAGCAAAGCAGAAGAAAGAACGCAACATATTATTTAAAATCGCTTGTTTATGCGGATTAATTACAGCTTAAAACAATACATATAACGGAGGTAAAAACATTATGAAAAAGGAAAAATTCAAGTTATCAGGTGAATATTTTTGTGGAAATAAAGCAAGTGATTATGCTATCAAGAACGGATTCCTTGATTATGCCACACTTGCAAAGAGTTTTGATGCGGTATCTTCAGATATTATATCAAAAACAGATGGAATTATAGGTTACTGGGAACAAGAAAACGGATTTATTGATAATTCAGAAGAAATTGAAGCCATAGAAGATAATATATCAGAACTTGAAAGCAGCCTTGACGATATAGAGGAAGATTCAACAGAATATACAATCATTCAGGAAAAAATCACGGACTTAGAAGAACAGAAAGAAGAGCTTGAAAATGAAAGCGAGCCTGAAATCTTCCAGTACTTCATAATCTCTGAAAGAGGTGCTGAAATCTTAGAAGATTATACAGACGAAATTGTTTTCTATAATGAAGAGTTGGATCTATATGTTTGGGGTGTAACACATTGTGGTACAAGTTGGGATTATGTTCTTACAGATATACCGCTTAATTGTGGATATGATGATTAATAATACATAGTAGTAGAAGGGATGCAGTTTTAAGCATCCCTTTATTATATGGAGGCGATAACTATATTTAAAGGATATTACACAGCAACTTGTTATTATGGACTTGTAGAAGGCTATTATATGCAATTTGAGACAGAAGCAGCCTATAGAGAATATATGGAGGAATAGAAGCATGACGAAAGAAGTCGGATGCTACAATATTACTTTTTGCGGTTTATCTTATGATAATAACATACCTTATGACATGGTTATTATTGAAAAATTTAATAATAATACTTACATAGAAGGAAGTAAAAAAGTACTTTATTTTAGACATGAAAGAGGTTGTATTGTGCCAGTTTTCAACACTGAAAAAGAGGTTGAAAAGTATTTACAATATAGAAATTATGAAAAACTCAAAGTTAAGAAAAGCATAACTATTGAAATAGTATAGGAAAGAAGTCGCAGCTATGGAAAAATTGACATTGAGAATTAAAGCGGATGCATCAGGGAAGTATAAAACTATTGATGTATTAAAGCAGATTAAAGCATCATGTAAGGCAGTTGTGTTCCCTGATAAAACATTAGAGGAAACTTGTCTTGCTGATTTGCGTTTAAATGACAAAAAGGCTATTAAAGGCATTACAGAAGGCTTTCCTGAAACATGGAACAGTGAAACAATGGAATATATAGAAAGAAATTTTACTTTGATTTTTGAATAGAAAAGGGCGATTGATCATATGTCAAGGAAACATGAAAATTTTAAATGGAGTGGTTACAAATACGCACCTGAAAGCGTTGGTTTTTCGCTTAATGGAAAGCATATTAATTTTTCTGAAAATATTAGAAGCCACTTAGCATATTTGGCGATATGTGGAAAAAATGAAGAATTACTAATTGAATTAAAACGTGCATTACGAGCAGAAGAAAAGAAGTCCTTAATCGTTGGAAAATGTATTTGCTTTTTTAAGAAAGATTCAGATGAATTTTATTACACACAGCAACTTAGATATAATCCTGATAATTTGCATGATGCTTTACGATGCTATAAGGAATGGAAACGATATATATTAAGCAAAAATTGTATTCTTGAGACTGGTTTTACAGTCACAGAAGGAACATTTGAACCTTTTGAAAATGGAAATAATAAACCAAAAGTCAAAACGATTGAAAACCATGTTGATCTTACACATTGTAGATCAATAAATGTAATAAGAAGAAGTATATATTAATATTAAGGAGGACAATTTAATGATGAATATTAGATTAACAATGGAAGAATTAAAAGCACTTATTAACAAGATAGAAAAGGCAGTACCTAAAAAGCCATCACTTAATATATTAGAGTGTATCAGGTTAAAGGCAACTAATAATAAATTAATAGCAACTGCGACAGATTGTGACATTGAATTAAATATCATTCAGGAAATAGAAGTATTAATAGAAGGAACTTGTTATATTAACTTGATGGATATTAAGAAGTTACTGAAGCTTAAAGCGGATTATTTAACAATCAAGCATCAGGAGGACGATGGAAAAATCTATATTTCTACCGGCAAGAAGGTTATTACATTAACTGCAGCGGATTGTGAGGTATTTCCTGAAATTGATTATAAATCATCAGTTTTGACGGATTTTTTGACAATCCAGGCGGATCAGTTAGCGGATATTTTAAAGAAACTTTCTTATTATGTAGAGAATGCGACATTATACAATCACAATGTCATGCTAAATAGTTATAATTTTGACAGAATACATAATAGAATAATTGGATTAGATGGAAAGAGGATCGCAATTAGAAATAATATAGAAGGCTTTAATCCAAACAATAATAACAATGAAGTCAATATACAGAAGGACTTCTATATTAAGTTGGAAAGAGTATTAAAAGCAGAGGAAAACAATTACATAAGCATAATGACAAGCGAAGATAACAAGTACATTGTTATTAGTGGAAAGTCTTTTATTATGGCTATTCAGCGTGTATCAGGTCATTATTTTAAAATTGATAGCATGTTATCAAGGGGTGAGTATTCATTCACGATTAATAACATTAAGGAATTAAAAGAGGCTGCTGATTATGATATTAAGCTCAAAGGAAGTGAAGATAAAAAGCCGTTGATTCTGTCTAATATAGAAGGAATTCTATCTTGTACAATGTCTTGTAATAACGGCGACAGCTACGATATATTAAATGTTACGGATAATGAACTGCCAGAAGGTTACTCAATGGGATTTAATCCGCAATTCTTGTCAGATTTATGTATTACATGTACAGAAGATAGCTTGCATTGTGAGGTAACTAATAATAAGTCGCCTTTATATGTGTATGAGAAAGATTATACTTTCTTAATATTGCCAGTTAATATTATTGCCACACCAGAGGAAATTATAACAGCGATAAAGAAATTAGCTGATGCAGCTTAATAGTAATTAATATAAGGAAGTCTATATTATAGGCTTCCTTTTGTATTGGAGGAAATGATGCAGAAGGAAAAAATAAATCGTACAGAAGAACAGATTGAGGATATAAAAAAATTCATTGTATCTCATGGTTTTAAAAATATGTCGGATTTTTCAAAGGCTGTAGGAATGGAAAGACAGAACATGTCAGCAAGAATCCGTGGAAAATGTAATCCTGATATTATTTTACTTTTGAAATGGGCAGTTATATTAAGATGTGACATTGTGGAGCTAATAGAGTTATTTTATCCAGAAGAGTATCAAAGATATAAGAAAGGATTATATGAATAAAACAGTAAAATATCCGTGTATTAATTGTATTTATTTTGATGCATGTGGAAATACAAACAGAATAGAACCATGTCTGGGAAGAATGACAAAATCAGAGAAGAAAGGGGAAGTGATGGAAAATGAAACTTACACAAAAACAAACAGAATTAATTGAACTGTATAAGCAGCTTGAAAGAGAATACGGGAAAGGAAATGTATTTTTCAGATACATAAATGATTATCACAGAATTAAGTTTGTTATCCATGACACTATTGGAAGTGATGTTTTTACTATTCTTTTTCAGTATAAAATCAGTGGAAGGGTAATTAATGCCTTAGAGGATAAGAGTTTAATGATTGGAAGAGATAATTTCCACAAAGAAGCTGATCCTAACTCATGGAGAAACCAGCCTAAAGAATGGCGATATGTCGGTTATCAAATTAGAACAGAATTATTATAGAAGGAGTGATTTAAAATGACAGAATATTTAAGTGAAGTAATAAATCCTGATAAGCCAGGAAGTTTTATGAAAGATACAAAGGAAAATATTTTACATGATTTAGAGCATTATACACTTGATCCAGTATTTGAAGATTATGGGAATTTTGTATATAAGCCTACTTGGGTGAATAAGGAAGCGGAGGCAAGATACAGTAAAGGTTGTACAGCTATTTGTGGAAATTTTGAGACATACTCACATGCATTTAGAGTTTATACAGATGATGAAGAACTGATAAAGGAATTTACAGAGGCTATCAGGAAGAATCAGGCAACAGAGGAATATAAGGCAGCTAAAAAGCGATTAGAGGAACGCAGACAGAAGGAACATGAAGAACTTATGGCACGGCTGGAAAGAAATAAGAGAAGATAAGGAGTGATGTAAGTGGAAAGATTAAAAGGATACATTGAAAAGTGGTTAGATGGACAAAAGGTAAGAGGTATTCAAGTATCATTGCTTGATATAAGAGAATGTGTTAGAATATATAATGCAATAGTACGGAATGAAAAACCTGAGTTTATCAATGGTAAAGTAAAAGAAATACTTGATAAATGTAAAATAGAAACAGTTGTAGAAGGGATTGGATGGAGGATTGCATAATGAAAGATTGTAATAGTTGTAAATATTTTTGGTATGATAATTCAACAGGCACTTCTGAATGTGGTCAGTATAACAATATGACAGAGGATGAAACTGATAAGTATTATACAAACGGAGAAGATAATTGTCCGTTCTACAAGGAAAATGTAAATTAAGCAATGAATACAACTTAATAGAGAGAATAAAAAAGCAGATAGCAGAGAATGTTATCTGCTTTTTTAATTCCAAAGAGAAGAACTGTTTACATGAAAAAGGAGACAATAATTATGGAAGAAAAAGATATTAGAATTTGTCCAGTATGTAATAAGGAAGTAGAAAGAAATGATATGAATTTCACAAGAGATTGTCATGGAATCACTTTTAGATTAGTGTGTAATGATTGTTGGGAAAAATTAATGGAAAAGGGATATGACGGTCAATATTATAGTGAAGCTGATGAATGTATTGATGAAGATTATTAAGAGGTAATGCAAATGTATAGAAGTGCAATAGTAAACGAACTTGGACATGTAATGTTTTGGTGTGATGAATTACAAGGAGACGAACAGATTGAGTGTATATTAAATGGACATCCTGAATGGTCTGTTAAATGCGTAGAAATTTAAAGGAATATATTGGAGGTATAAGAAATAGCAATTTCAAATGGAAAGGATGGTTGATTTTATGAAAACAGATAAATTAGAAAAATATCTTGATGAATTATCAGACGGAACAGATTTTGATTTTAGAATATCAGAAATAAAGAATGGTGAAGTTGAGTTATGCATGCAAGGAGATAACCCTTGCAATGAGGATTGGTGTACTGAAATTACAATTAAGAATCCAAAGACAAAGAAAGAATTAATAGAGACTTTACACGAAAAAATGTGGGAACTTTATGATGATTTTGATGTCGAGGAAGAAACATATCTTATGTTAGAAGCAAAGAGAAATGGGTTTCAAGGTGTTCCTGGTGTGGTTGATCTCGTACATAATGAGGAATACAAAGAGAACGCATTGAAAGAGTTTGCTGAGAAGTTAAGAGATTTATTATAGGAAGGAGTGCTTAATATGTTAGATTATACAAAAATTACATTTAATGAGTTAGACAACACAGACAAGCCATTACAGGCATTTTACAATTATGATTTAAAAGAAAGCGAAATTGATAGCTTTCTGGAAGAGTATGCAACTGTTGAAGAAGTTCCAGAAGGTGTATCTATTCAGAAAGTAGAACTATGCTTAACGATTTACGCACAGTATGATTTTAAATTAGAAGCTTGTTGTACAGATACAAATAACGAACAGTATTGGGTTGAAATCAATAAACAGTTTACAAATGCAGATGAATTTATTCAGATGATTCCAGATTATGGGAAGATAAAATTATAAAGAGGTGATGATTATGTTAGATATTACAAACTTATATGTTTACAGGATTGAAGAATTGGCTGTTGGAATTGTAAAGGCAGAGTCATATGAAGATGCAAGAGAAAAGGTGAAAGCAGCTTATTTGAAACACAACGATTGCTTTGATTCTGAAAGAGATTTTATTGAGTTAAAGGAAATTGCAGAGAATGATTCATGGTTTAGTGATAATCCTGATGTAGTTAAGATTGACGAATTGGTGTAGAAATGGAGTGATGATATATGCATGAATTTATAGTTAGATGGACAGCAAGTGGATATTGTGTAGACTTTTATTATATGGTTGTTACTGAATCATTGGATAAAGCAAAAGAATTATGGGATAAATATGTAAATATACATAAAGATATACAGTATTCGTGGAATAAAGCTGTTAAGGCAGTTGAAAATCATTATGGTGGATACATTACATGGAAAGATAACGGAGAAAGCAACAAGGCTGAAGGCTGTTACAAAATGAAAAATGTAAATACCTATGAGGGCAGCGATCATTTAAGAGATTAAGTAGTGGGGTGATGATAATGGAAATTGAAAATGTTGTAAACAATGGAGTGCAGATTCCAAATGAATGTACTTGTATCTGGTGTGGATCAAAAATGCGGCGTGGTGGTGCTAATAGGATGGGGGCAGGAGTTAATAGTTTTGCTTTATGGTGCGATAATTGCGGAGCTGTAGTTGTACATGCTTGTGATTTTGGAAAGAAAATTACTGGTTATGAAGTAAAATGGGACGTGAAATAGGTAAGTAAACAAGAATTTTTTGAAGAATGGAGGAATAAAAATGAGAGATGGATATTTGAATTATAACGAATTTAGAAATCAGTTTTTTGATAAATTCGGAAATAGAAAAAACAATTATATTATAGAAAAATATTGCAAATCATCAAATGGATGGATATTGGAAGAGACCATAAAAACATATAATGGTTGTTATTATGTTGTAAATAACAAATGTTATTTTGAATGTAATAATTCTTTAATTCCACTTAACATGGATTTTGAATCAAAAGATTGTGGAGCTGTGTATAAAATTGTTGGTAAAGATATAACGAAATATAGAAAAATTATTGGCAATGAATATCTTTGTGTAAATGAATATCTTGGATTAAAACTTCACAGACAAGATTATTCAGATGGTACATGTTTCTATACTTTACAAGATAAATTTGGTGAATTTCGTGTAAATCATGGTAGTAAAAATTTAGAGAAATTAATAGATGTATTAGAAAGAGAAAATCAATTAGACGAGAAATATATCAAAAGTTTACCAACCATAAAAGAAACAATTACACAGAGAAATATTTTTATAATTGATATTAAAAAATTTTTATAAAAATGAAATGAGGATTTACAAGGAAAGGAAATATTATGAATAACGGAATTTATCATATAAAGGATAATAAAATTTACAAAATGTCACTAAATGAGCCTATGAGAAAAATTGGAACTGTAGCAAGTGATGAAGTAATTATGAGTATTATTGATACAGTCACAGAATATATGTACTGTAATTATGGTGATTGTTGCATGAAAGATGACATAACATGGGGTGAATTACAGAAAGTGCGTAATGAAATTAAAAGCAATGCAATGGAAATGATAAAAACAAATTTGGATTTAAAATTAACAACTTTATAAAACATGAAGCCAATTGATGAAGATTTTGAAATAGTAGATGATTTGTTAGAAGAATGTAAACAGGAATTAAATTAGATAGGAGTGATAAAATGGAATGTCCGATATGTAAAAATAAACTAGGCTTTAATTGTGGAACATGTATTGAGTGTGGATACAATTATCTGAATGGAAAGTTTGAACATATAAGAGTTTATGTTGATGATTTAAAAAATATTGTTCCGTTGGATATTTTAGAAGAATATAGAAGAACATAAAAAATTTAAGAAAAGATGAAACGGAAATTTACAGTGAAGAAAGGTGGTAAAATTTATGGATAGGAAAGAATATTTATTAAGACAGGTATTAAAGTTATTTAAGCAACAGAAAGAAAGTCGTTATGTTTTAAATATTGAAAAGATGACTGTTATGTATGATGGAGCTGAATGTGACGGAAGTTGTCTTTGTGATGATATTATGGATGAATTAGGAATTGACAGCTTAGAAGATATTGAGGATGAGAAATAAAGTGTGATATAATATGTAAGAAAGAAGGTTGATAATATGGCGGGGTATAATGGATGGTCGATGAGCAACAATGCAGTTGCAGCTTATGAAGATGGTGAGAAACCATTAAGTAAGTGGACAAAGGCAAATATTTTTGATACAATTAAAGATACAGAAATTGAATTGAAATGTTCAATTGAGAAGTTAAGAAGACTTCCTATAAAAGTATTGAAAGAAGTTTGCCTGAGATATTCTTCATGGCATCATACAAGTAATCACTATAATAAAACAGAATTCTATTCGCTTGATATTAATAGAATAGAAAATTTGACAGATGATAAAATTGAGGAATTGCTTTTAGATTATAAAAAAGAGAAAAGAATGGAATCTAAGCCTTTAGAAGAAAGATGGGAATGTGCTTTCTTAGAATGGTCTGGTACTAGAAAACATCCAGTAGCAACAGAAGTTATTGAAGAAGGTATTATAAAAGGCAATTGGTTTTATCGTAAGGATGGTTCTAAAAAGAAAACTACGGCAAACGGATTTAGGTTTATAAAAAAATTGGAGGAATAAGTAATGGCATTTATAAATGAACAAGGTTTGGAAATTAGTTATGAATGTTCGGAATTAATCAAAGAGCTTAAAGAAGATATTGTAGAATTTGGTGGTGACACAGTTGTTGCAGTATGGTGCAAGGATAATTCAGGAGTTACATTGTATGTAAATTATGATTTTATTGATGAAGATCAGCCAATAACTGAAAAAGAATTGGATAAAGATGAATACATACAGAAAATGACAATGAGTGCATTATTAATTTTATTAGAAAAGCAAAATGAAATTTTGTAATAATTGAATAATTTAGAGAGAACATTTAAGAGATTGGAAAGATTGAAAATATCCAGTCTCTTATTTTTTATGGAAAGGTTGTGATGAATATGTTTGATTATAAAGAATTTAAGAAAGAGATGAAAAACAGAGGTCATAAGGTACATAAAAATGGAAAGTATCTTACAATTATTCCTAATAATAATTACGAGGGATATAATAAAGGATTTTTGTTTGCAACGGATATCGTTGAAGGTTTTGAGGATGTATTAAAGTTCATTACTATGGATCACTATAATACTTGGATATATAGTGCAAAATTTAAAATTATATGATAGAATTAGAATAATAACAATGAGACGTGAATTTATATTATAATTTTAAGGAGGATTTAAAGAATGGGTGTTATTTTTGTGTTATTTGGTATTTGTTATATTATTTTTATGATTATCAAGGAGGAAACTGTTAAGCCAGTATCGAAGGATTTTGATTGGAGGGCAGCGATGATTGATCAGTCAAAAAATAATTTATCACCCAGAGAATATAATCGAAGAATTGATGCTGGATATTATGACAGAAAAGATAAGAAAAATTAAATAGTAACAAAGAGTTAAGCTGTTGAGTAAAAATATTCAACGGCTTATTTTATTTAGGATAGGAGAATATTAAATATGAATAATTATAAGGTAATTGGAAGATTCTACAGCAATGGAGTAAGAATGATAACAGTATTAATGAATAAGGCAGCTTGTACTATGTCCGAAAGAGAATTTAATAGAATTGTAAGTATTAAGTAAATTATTGGATAGGTTCTCTGATGGTGCAAATGATGCAGATATAGAAAGCTAGGAAAGATTGGAGAAAATAAAATGAAATATGATGATTTCACGAGCGGAGAATATGTGAAAAAAGAAGATGTAATGACATATTTAAGAGTGTTTAATTGGGATATGCCAAGAGAAGAATTAATTGAGAAATTTAAAGGTATTTCATCTATCACCCTTAACGACCAGGATATAAACAAAGTAAAAATAAATAAAGTGTTAAATGGTGAATGGAATAATGATTAATTAGAAATGGATATTTCACAAGGAGATGATTATATGAAAATTGAACATATACAGTATAAAGGTAAAGAATGTATTAATGTCTTTATTGACAAAAGCACAAGCAATGGATTGTTATGGTTTGGACACGAAATATCAGTGACTTTCTTAAAAGAGAAAGACAAATTGATATTTGAATCAGCATGGCATGTTGGAGTTAGTGAAATGTCGTGGGATTCATCAGAAGAAAGTTCATTTGAAGAGACATTCCCAGGATTGCTAAGTGAAATGAGAAATGAAATTATGCAACAAATAGGTATGACAGAGAATAAAAATTATAGCGGTGCTTGTATTAACTGTGATTATAGAACTGATCCAGATAACGAAGGTTATGTTTATTGCAAATGTAAAGAAAGTGAATTATCAGACGGAAGATGGCTTATGCAAGATTACGGTTGTAAACATACAACAGATGAATTATATAAGTAAATGCGTGCTTCATTAGAATTGGAGGTAAAAGAAATGAAAGAATGTACAGTTATATGTAATACTCGTTGGGGATATTGCATGACACCTAAAAAATGCAAATCTATTGCAGAAGCAATTAGATATGCAAAAGAAATGGAAATGGCATTTAGAATATTTGTGAATGGAAAATGTATTAAGTCAGGTTGGTATAAGTAAATTCGCATTTCAAAGGCAGATTGGAGGATATTATGAATTTATATGATGGTTGTGAATCAAATAATGAAATCATTTATGGTTTTACTTCACTTGATTTTTACGATAAATTAGAAAAGCGACAAAATGAAATTTTATCACAAGGAAAGAAGGTTGTGTTTGTGGAATCAAATACAAGTGTTCATTCAGGTGCAAGAGTTGTTATATATTCTGATAAAATTCCCGAAATAATGCAGAATTATAAATATAGATACGTCAAAATCAATGGAAAATGGACAAGAAATAGTCTTCTTGGATATTGTGATTGCTGTGGAAAATATAGAGAACTTATTTGTTTGAGTAACAAAGGCAATACATGTGAAGATTGCTGTGAGATAGGATTTTAAATGAAACTAAGATTTCTTGATAAGATTGGAGAAAAATATGGAAAATATAGCTAATGAATGGTGTAAAAAACATCATGCAATATTACTTAGATGTTGCAAGAACGGGTTTTATTATATGAACGCAAATGGAGATTGGTATATCTCTTATAATGAAATGTAGAAAGCAGGTGAAGCGAAATGACAAGTATCGAAAAGTCAAAAGAGGACGCACGGAACTTAAATGAACTCACGGATCATTTAATTAAATTACTTGAATCGGATGACAAGCGGTTTTCATTTGAATTTTGTGCGGGTGGTACAATGGAGATTTACGACAAAGAAAAAGAAATTGGTTATGCAGTTCACATTGCACCGATTGAATATGATGAAGATGGAAATGCAATAAATTTATAGTAAACGTAAGGGCAGTTAGGAGAATAAATACCTAGCTGCCTATTAAGATATGATATAATAAGAAGGAGCGATAATTATGTTTACAGCAGAAACAAAGATATTATATAGAACACAGGCAAGAGCAGGTAGTGGCGATGGAATAGCAGAAGTCAAAGCAGGTCAGATTTTTAATTTTGATTCAGTAACTATGGAACTTTCAGATAAAGAAAAAGAATTTCTGGAAAGTTGCAATAAAAAGACATGGACAATGATTCCAGAAGAATTATCCGATCCGACAAATTACCAAAACTTTATTGAATATGTTAAATTGTTATAGGGGAATATACTCTGAAGATGCAATTGATAGTATGGAAGAAGCGAGTGAGAAAATTGATGAAGCGACTGAGTTATTGAGTGAAATAATATAAAAAGAGGCGAGGTATTTAAAACCTCGCCATGTAATTTGTATAAAACTTTTAACAAATCACTTCAATCTACAATAGTAGAAATTAATTAAAATATAATATAGTAATAAGAAAATGTCAAGTACAGGAGGAAATATAATGGCTTATTATTCCAAAGAAGCATATGAAGGTAAGGCAAGGTGGGCAACCGAACATCATAAAAAAAATGAACAAATAGCAATTGATAATGGTGCAACCAAAGAACAGGCAGAAGCAATAAGTAAACTTTGCGATGATAGACATTACATTCACTGTTATTGTGAAAGGGTTTTTATCTCAGAGTCAGAGCCAGCAGATATAATCTGTAAAATGTTAGCAGAAGAAGCATCATATGCTGGAATAAATATAAATGAATATTTAAAGAAAGTAGGACTTGAACCCATTAAATATACATATAGTTTTGTTGATGACACAGAAAATGATTCGACTTATGAATATAGTGAAATGAGCAGGGAAGAAGCGGAAGAAAAAACAATGAAAGTTATGCATCAATTTAATGAAGATATTCTTGATTATCTAAGAAATTTTGACAAAAAGTATGATACTAAATTTACACCGATAGGATATAGAGAAGAATTAATGTAGGAATGAATAATAATATTGTATATATAAACATATTTTGTGATTTTTAATAAGTGGAAACAAGTAAATAATAGATTGGAGTGATTTATATGTTTAAGTGGAAAGATTACGAAGAGAATGCAGCATTATTCATTGATGGAGTTAGTGAAAATGTAGCGATTTTAAGATATAAAGATTTTCAGTTGACAGATGCAACTACAGGATTAAAAGTGAAAATGAAATCGTCCAATATTGACGAGGCGAAAGTTGATGCTGAAAATTTTTTGAAAGAATTTTGGAACAGAGTGGAGAATAATTACAAGAGAAATTTAGATGCATTAAATTAAAAGCCAAGTAAACCAAGTTTTTATGTGGAATGGAAAGGAGAATGATGTAATGGAATTTGCAAAATATTATAATGCAAGTAATCTCGTAGAAGAGATGCAGAAAGCAGAAGAAATTGACTGCTACCCAACAGACAATGATAAATTTGAGGGTGTGTATGTTTGTATGGATACAAATGATTTCTGGATTAGCAGAATTAATAAGGGATATAATGAAGAATATTATAGAGAAGACGGTAAATATCTTGTAGAACGTAATAAAATCAGTATCTATGATGTCATGGATAAACTTCATGAACTATATTCTAAGAAATTACCTGATTTTAAGGAAAATGATTTACAATTTGAAATGAAAAATAAATGTCATGATTATTTAAAAAAATTTAAAGCAAAAGATATATGTAAAGCAGTTATCCTTTTAGATGATTATGACGGATTATCGAATTGGGATTGTTATGAAACGGATTCGTTAGAAAAGGCTATTAAAATTATTGATGGTGGATATGGAATTTTGCCATTAGTAGCTTAAGAAATCTAAGTTTACTTATGAATGAAAAGGAATGAATAATATGAATGACGTATTGGAACAGCGATTAGCTGCAAAGAAGCGAGACTTGGAAAATCAACAAGAATATTTCAGAATTGATATGAAAAACATTGAACAATCAAATTATGAAGGCAATGCCATTAATGCATTATTATACATGAAGAAACTGAAAACGGAAATTGCAGAGTTAGAGTTAGTGATGCAGTTGAAAAAGACAAATGAACTCTAGGTTTCAAGTTAAGAAGGGAGAATGATCATTATGCATGTGAATATATTTGAAACAAAATCGGATGAAGAATTATCTGTATTATACGGACAATTTCTTGAAGCAGAAAAAATATCTGGTTTTCCAGATGATAACGAATTGGGGAAAATTAAAAAAGAATATGAAAAAGATTTCGGAGCAAATACTGTATTAATGCTTCAAATTGAATTGACTCATACAATAGCAAATAGATGGTTCATAGAACATAGAGGCAAGTAAATTTAACTTTCTTTTGGTATAGAAATGGAGAATATTATGTTAAGAAGAAATTTATTTATAGGTATTCCAAATGACAAATTAAAAGAATGCTATGATAGTTATATTAGAGTTAGTTGTAAAAGAGAAAATAAAAAAGAGTTATTTTCTGATTTAGTAATAGAATATAAGTCTTTTATAGAAAGCAATCATCCTAAAGCAGCGGAAGCAATTTGTGAAAGGGATATGTTTAATGAGATTGCAAGAAGATATTTTAAGATAGCTGATGTTATTAAGGACAAAGATTTTTGTGAGATATTTGGAATTGAGGTGAAAGGCAATTAGTAAATTAATACAGAAATTAAATTGGGATATGCCATTTATAAAAAATCAGTGTATGTTTGTATATGCTGAAGCTGATTTAGATTCTAATCAAAAAATGCAAGAACCACTACAAAAACTATATCAGTATGAAAATCAGCCAGATATGAGAGAAAAGATAAAAGAATATATTAATGAGCTTGATACAGAAATTGGCAGACTTGAATCTGACCTAGAAAAGCAAATGACTTACAATGTAGAAGCTTGCGAGGTTAGTGCAACTGAATCAAGGTTGAATGCAATAATCGAAGTGAAAAATGATTTATTAGGAAGATTAGAAGAGGTAATATAAATGGAAAATAGAAATGTAATTGAAACAGTAGTACATACGGCATTAACGAAAAGAGAGTTAATTGATTTGATTAACAAATCTTTTCCTGATGAAGAGGTTGGTAATCACGGACAGATAGCACAGCTTTCCACAACAACTATGTCAGATGGAACAAAAATGCAGAACGTTTGCTTTGGTAAGATATTAAAAGTTTAGTGACAAGATGAAAGAAATTGCAAATAAGATTAAGCAATGTAAATAGTTATGGAAGGAGAATATAAAAATGAAATCAGTAGAAACATATTTGTATGATATACAAGATGAATTGTGTGATAAAATCGTGCATCATTGGGAAGATGACCAACGTTTTGCAAATCAAAGAGAAATGCAGCAATATAATTGTGGAATTGCTGAAGCAATGGAGATTATTAGGAACGTATTGGATGGACGTGAATTTAAGAGTCCATTATTGCAGTCAATGAAAGAATGATTTATTGGGAAGATTGGAAGAGGTGATATAAATGGTAAGATATATGGAATGTTCTACATGTGGCAAGTCATTACTTGAAAATTCAATTATTGTTGTAAGAACTGGGTTTACAGATAAATATTGTTCATATGGTTGTGCAGCAATTGGTAGTGGATTTTTTGAAAATATAAAATTAACTGATGAAATTGTCCAAGAACACAAATCTTGTGATGGAAAAGATTGGCTAATAGGAGATTGAGGTGATATAAATGTATGAAGAAGAAATAAATGCGGCATTGATCTCCATACAACAATTTAAAATCTCGTATAGTAATGAAAACGGAGTTATTACAGTTGGTGATATTGAAGATTTAATGGCTAATATTGATACCATAGAAGAATGTGTAAGAAAACAAAGGAGATTTCCAACAAATAATAAAAGAGAATTTAGCTTATTTGGGAAATCAACAATTGTACATCAGTGCGGTATTTGTGGTAGTAATGTATATTCTACAAATACATATTGTCCTCAATGTGGGCAGAAACTTTGTATGTGAAGTATTAGATTTGATTGATGAGCAGAAGAAACGAGGTGATATAATGACAAATATGACACTAAAAGAGTTGATAGAATATGAAAAAGAATTATGCAGTTTACAACAAGAGTATGAAGGTAAACTAACTAAGATATACGGAGAGCCTGATTCTTCAAATAAAAAGAGGAGACTAACAATTGTTTTAAATCTTATTATTGAAGAAAGACAAAAAGTTAATCGTCAAAAATATAAACCCGTGTAAATGACGATTTCTTTTTATGATTCGGAGGTGTGATTATGCAAATATATTTTGAGGATGGAAAATTAATAAATTCTAAACTCCTTCCAATTATTCCTAATTTTATAATTAATGCAGAAGACGGAGTAACTTCATGCATTAATCAATTAGATGATATTAATAGTGTAAAACCATGTGCAATCATATATACGAATTCAATATTTGCTCTTAATGGAAAATATGCATGGAAAAATGCATGATATTTTTATTAGAAATAATGAAAATGGTTGTTTTGAAAGAATCTGTGATTTTACACCAAGAGAATTAAGAGAAGGTCACAATATTGGGAAAATGTATGTAACTGGTGAATTTAATTAAATAAAAATGAAAGAATTGTCTCTGCCTCTGATTTATATTGGAGGCGTTCTTGTGGATGTATGGGTGATATAGAAGAAACTAAACACACTAAACTAACATGGGTTATAAACAACGGGCAAAATCTTAGAAGCGATAATACAAGTGGTATTAGAGATGTTTTAAGAGCTAATGGAAAATGGGGGAGCAAGAATTACCTTTCAAAAGAAAACATATTGGCTGGCACTTTCGATGAAAAGAAAGATACTGTTGCAGCAAGAAAAGAAGCCGAATATCACCTATACAGAGATTTTTTAAAATGGTATAATTGTAAATATGATAAATGAGTTGTCAATAGAAATTTTGACAGTTATTTCATTATAAGAGAGAATGTTATAATGTAAAATATAAGAAAGGCTGTGATAAGAATAAGTAAATTGATACAGAGGATTAAATGGAATTTAGACGGATCAAATACATAAATGTATATGTATGGCGAAAATGATTTTGAATCTAATAAGGTAATGCAAGAGCCATTGGAAAAATTATATAGGTATGAGATGAGAGAAAAGGTTTATGAATGATCAGGTTTCGTAAGGTAACTGAAATTGAAAGCAGATGGGGAATTTGACAAGATGTTATAAAAGAAAAAATGAAAAATAACAATTTAATGGAGGTATAATATGTTAGTATCTGAATTAGTTGGGAAAAACAAAAATGAAATAACGTCAAAAGAACTTAGATACATGTTAAGGGAAAAGATTACAAAAGTATATTATTATAGTAATGAGAATGATTTTTTTACATTCTATTTTTATGAAGATGGTAGTATAACAAAACATGATGCAAAAGATGATATTGAATATCCAAGTAATGTAGAAGAAATGGAAGAATTAAAGAAAAAAGGATATAAAATAGAAGATGCAACTGATAAATATGCAGTATGGAATTAGTGGAGGTAAAATAAGGAGAAATAGAATGTATGTAGAGTATATTCGTTGTAAGAAAAGACTCTAAATGTGCAACTTTAGAAAGTGAATTTTTTGACACAGTATCAATAAATAAAAATTATATTGAGGAAAATAAAAAAGAGACATATGAGCCATAAGAATTGTTAAAACCAAATGAAAAATTGCTTTCTTATTAAAAATCAATCAAATATAGAAATAAGTATTAGAAGCAGAAATTAACTGCTTCTTTTTTATTACAGAAGATGAGGTGATATTATGACAACAATTAGAGATTTTATAGAAAATAACGAAAATGTACCAATTATAATCGAAACATCAGAAACGAAAGACACAACAGATCCATTAAGAAAGGAACTTTGGAAAGGCATGTTGTATGATATTCCAAAAGATTTGCAGAATCGAGAAGTAATTCAGGAAGGGTATGGGATTGTAGCTCAGTGTAATATATTAACAATTTTAGAGGAAGGTGATGAAAAATGAGTAGATATAAGAATGGAAATCCAAAACATACAAGCAGATTCATATGTATGAAATGTATGAATGAAAATATGTTGGCTAGAGGAATCCAGAGACAAAAACAAAGAGAACAAAAACATATTAAAGATTTGTATTGTTTGAAGTGTGGAGAGGTAACAAAGTGTATCGAAGTAAGATTCTGTGATTCTTATGAAGAAATTTTTGAGGCTGCAAAGATAAAAAGAGAGAATTATTACATAAATGATTATGAAAGCGAGGTTGATGAATATGTGTTACAAAGCAGAGGTGCAAAAACGAAATGAAGAAAAATTAGAAGAGATATTCTTAAAAGAAAATGTGCCTGACTTTATTCAGGATTATTTCTTGTTAATATCAAGTAGAGCTGCAAGATTGAATTATTGGATAACGATAAGAAATTTATTAAATTGGTTAATAGGTAAAAATTATATTGAATGTAGAGTGTTATCCGAAATTACTCCTGAAATATTAGATAAAGTAACTGATTCAAAAATAATTAGATATATGGATTACTTAAAAGAATCTGGAATAAAACTTAATACACTTCTTACAAAGAAGAATCAGATGAGTAGTTTTTGGGAATATTTAAAAATTCATCATTATTGCCTGGATAATATTATTCAGATGATTAAATCTAGTGAATATAAACCAGTTAAAACCAATCGTATGAAAATGGAAAAAATGCCATTATATGAGGATGTTCAAGAAATGATTGAAAAGATAAATCGAAAACCTGATGAATTTATTCGCATAAGAAATGGTTGTGTATTTAGAACATTAAGAGGCACTGGATTAAGAGAATCAGAATTAGCAGGTCTTGATATTAGGGATGTATATCTTGACGAACAATATATAGATAGTAGACATCCAAGACCGTATATACTTGTTATCAGCAAAGGAAATTATGATTATACAGATAATGGAAAAGATATTGTATTTCTTACCAAAGACGCAATTGCAGCATTAACAGAGTGGTTAAAATATAGAGAAACGCTTACAGATATTATTGATACCGAAGCATTATTCCTTAATAAAAATGGTAAACGAATGAATGAAGATAATATTAAAGCTATGTTTAGAATTTATAGCGGTGGAAAATTGACACCACACATGATGAGGCATGAATATACAACTATTCTTACAAGAGAATCAAATGATCCTACTTTTGTTCGAGAACAGGGAAGATGGAAGTCAGATGCTATGATGAATAATGTATATGATTCTGGTGCAAGTAGAAGTGTAAATGTATTAGATAATATGTAACATATGTAAAGGACGATACAGATTATTTTGTATCGTCCTTATTAATAAAAGAAATATTCATATCAATATTAAGTGCATTGCATATTTCTAATAATGCTTCAATAGAAATATTATCTTGATTAAGTCTTGAAGTTAGAGCTGATTGGCTTAAATTCAATTTTTGAGCCAAATCTTTTTTTTTGATTTCCTTTTCAGTTATAATTGTTTTTATTTTGAGCAAGATTTGTTTTGCGTTCTTAACTGTAAATGCATTATCCATTATAAAATTACCTCGCTATTAAGAAATATCTAAATTATATAAGATATGTACAAATTAAACAAGATATATTAAAAATATTTGTTAATTATTTTATCTTAAAAAATTGAGATATATCTTGATTTATTAAGATATATAATGTATTATATAAAATATCAAAAGGAACAAACAGAGAAAGGAGGATATGTCAATGGAAATTAATACATTTGATATCGTAAGAGTGGATTTTGGAGATGTTGAATTTGCAGGCGAGCAAGGTGGCATCAGACCAGCAGTTATTATCCAAAATGCATACGGAAATATTTTTTCTGGAACTACAATAGTACTTCCATTTACGACAAAAATAAAACATTTACAACAGCCAACACATGCCCTCTTTGTAAAGGATAAAGATAAGGGGCTAACAGAAGATTCTATGATACTTGGAGAATGTGTTAGACAAGTATCTAAAGAGAGAATAAAAAAGAAATTAGGTAGCATTAAAGACTTATCAGATAGACAGACAGTTAAAAGAGTATATGATGCTAATTTTGGCTCTTTGGAGGTGTAATATGGAATATGTAGTAATGAGTCTTGAAGAGGCTAAAAAGGTTGCTAAAAAAGATGCTATTGTTCTTGTATCAAAGCAGGATCTTGAACATAGAGATTGTAATTTGAATTTCACAAAAAAGAAGTTTTGTGAATGCAAAAACATTCTTGAAGAAGCAGCAACAATTGCAAAAGTGTGTGATGAATTTGCCAATCAATTAAGAGTTTTTTCAGATTTACAGGTTGGAGAATTACCGAAGGGATATTTACACACGATATTATATCCATCAAAATAATGTGGTTAATAACCACATAAATACATATATATTAAACATTGTATTTTATATGTAATGTCCTTGACTACGAACACCTGTTCGGAGTAATATAATGGAAAAGGAAATAAATAAAAAAGCTTGACTAGAAAGTTGGAAGCCGCCTAGTCAAGCACATACAAAATCTATTTCTTGGGGGAAATATCTAGTATGCATTCAAATTATACATAGTAATACTTATAAAAGTCAATTGCATATCAGCAAATTTTTCCAAATTTTAACAATTTAATAGTATTTTAATTTTTTTTGGCATATCCAAAGGTTTATTAAAGTGCGTCAAAAATTAGAGAGGAGTGATTTTTTGTTTATTTTAACAGATGGAAAGAATTATGTCATGGAGAATCCTATGAAGTCAGGTGAGTATATGATAACAACTTCAAGTTCTATGGCAAAGGAATTTACTTACAAACAGGCGAGGTCATTAGTACAGAACAGCAGAAAGAAGTATTCATGGATTAAGAAATATAATCTTATTGATGTGGATACGGGGCAGAAGTCTGATAAATCTCTTTATTATAGAGGAAATGCAGATATCTATATAGGAGACAAAAATAATTTTGACTATGCCTTATTAGATAAGATTGAATCAGAAGCTAATTCTATCTTAGGATTAGCAGGTTGGGACGACAACCAACTGATTACATATAAGAATTTATTAAATACAGAATTGTCAAAGTGTGATAGTGCAGAAAGTGATATTAATCATGCTTTGGAAAAATATAAGAAGATACATAATGGTAAGAAGCCACAAGCTCATAAGGTAGCAAAGATAGGATATTTACTTGATGATATTCGAGATAAACATAAGAGAATAAAGCAGTGTATAAGGTATGTTCAAGTTATGCAAGATGCAATATCTAAAGGATATAACATTGAAAAGATAAAATTAGAACTCAGTAAGGTTACTAGCGATGATTATAAAGGTAGAACGGAATATTGGAAAATGGCTAATGATATATTGGAGGATTAATTATGGTGATATGTAGAAACTGTTTAATTCCTATGGTAGAGACTATGAGTTTTCAACCAGGAGAAAGAAATCGACATGATAGATATTGTAAGTGTCCAAAATGTAAAAGAGAAACTAAACATATTAAAGTTATGAATTCTGAATTGTCTTTCGGGGAATATATGAATAAAGAAATTCAAAAGGCGGGTAGAAGAAATGATTAATGAAGAGATGATGAGGGTTATTAACAATAATCCTGAAATGATGAAGGTTGTTAATACATACATGGAAAATGATATGAAAAAACTCAAAAAAATCTGTCATAGAGTTTGGTACGGAAAGTTTGATATGAGTGATTATGATGAGTTATATGATGTTGCAGTTGATTGTCTCATAGAAGCATTAATTACATACAATGATGAAAAAGCTTGTTTAGAAACATTTCTTGTAGGAAATATCATGAGAAAGACAAGCACATGGATGAGAGACAACAAATATAGGTTAAAGCGTCAGAATCTTTTAAGGGACGAAAATGGAAAATTGATTCTTGATGATGAAGGTAATCCGCAAATTATTATGAATGTCTCATTGGATGTTAATACAGATGAGGTAAAAAATATTAAAGACAATTTACCTTCAAAAGAGAATGTAGAGAAAGAGATATTTACAGAAGAATATACTGACAAAGTTGAATTATATTTACAGCAATTACCGCGAAAACAGGAAAGAGTGGCGAGGTTACTATCTCAACAATATACGAAAGATGAGATATTAGAAATATTACATATAACTGCAAGCGAATACAATGATTGTTTGTTAGGGTTAAGAAAGTATGAATACATATCAATTTTATTTTAATTAGGAGGAAGCAAGTTATGACAATGGTAGGAAGAGACAAAGTAAAAAAAGATCAGATGATGTTAGGAACATTACTTAACCAGTTTAAAAGAGGTCAGATTAATAAGAATCATCCTTTGCAGAGAAAGCCTGATCAATGGTCAGATGAGGCAAAGTCAGGACTTGCTGCCACTATAATTAAAGGAGAGGATATTGATTCTATTAAAATATGTGAGCAGATTGTAAGTTCGACAGAGTTCATTCTTTGGCTTATTGATGGATTGCAGAGATTAACTGTTCTTGAATCATTTAAGAATAATGCTTTTGAAATTAAGAAGAGTCTTGAAATGCCAATTATGTACTATCAAGGAGTTGATGAGAATGGAAAAGTTGGAGTTATCAAATATGATCTTAGAGGTAAAAAGTACAAAGATTTACCAGATGAATTAAAGGAAAAATTCGATAGTTATGCTGTTGATATAGTTAAACATCTTGACTGCACAGATGAAGAAATAGCTTATCACATTGCTAGATATAACAGACAGACAAGTATGAATGTAAATCAGAAGAATATTTTGGTTGCTTGGAAGATAGCACCTGAAATTAAAAAACTTGTCAGCAATCGTTTCTTTATGGATTGCGGAAATTATAATCCAAAAGAAGATACAAAGGAAGTATTTAACAGAATTGTGTGTGAATCTATTATGACTATGTTCCATCTTGATAACTGGAAGAAATCAAAACAAATGAGTTTGTATCTTAATGAAAATGCAACGAAAGATGAATTTGAGGTATTTGAGAATGAACTCAATAGGTTGTATGAGATTACTGATCAAGACACAGTAGGTAAATTGTTTAATTCAAAAAATTCATTTATATGGTTCGCTGCTTTTCATACATTTACACAGTTTGGAATTGAAGATATTAAATTTATTGATTTTCTTGAAGAGTTTCAGAAAACATTACATAGCAAGACATTTGTAGAATATGAGAATAAGAGTTTCGATACTTATGATGATGGTAAGGGAACTAAAGATAAGAAAGTTGTTAAGGCAAAACTTAACATGCTCGAACAGCTTATGAAGGAATATTTACATATTACAGAAGAAACTAATTCAGAAACAGAGAATAATAATACAGATGAGTCTGATACAAAGTCGTGTGAATCAGATTCAACGCTTAAATTTATTCAGAATAATGTTTCAAAAGATGTATCTAATGAAGATATTGAAGAATATCAAGATTTTATGGATTCATATGTGAACATTGATTCTGAATTATACAAGCAGTGTTCTATGGCGTTAATGGCATTAACTGCCTACGCTTATAAGTGCGATAGAGATGTTGAATTAGGAAAGTGGATTGAAAATTGTCAGTCAAGAAAGTGGCAGAATCTTAGTCCTTCGCAGGAAGTTAACTTCAAATATATGAAGAGAAGTTTTGATAATTTTATTAATGCAAACGGAGGAGCTGCTTAATGGATATAACAATGTGTACAAGCCAAAGCTGTCAAAACAGAGAACAATGTTACAGAGCTATGGCAAAGCCAGATAAATATCAGTCATATGCTGATTTTACCAAGCTCTGTGCTGAGAAAGATTATCAGTGTATGTGGGTAATTAAGGATGGAGATGTTCTTGTGAATGATGTAGATAATATAGCGAGGTGTTAAAATGGTCGAATTAAAGAGATTAAAAAATATGATTAACGATTGTATTGCAGTAGGAGAAGATAGTTTAAAAGTGCGCCATTCTCAAGACAATGAATTAATAATGAAAGGACAGTTAATGGCATATAACCAAGTTTTAGGACTTATTGATTTATTAATTAGCGAAGAAAAACGATTGGAAGAGAAAGAGCTATCTCAGAATGCTGCGACCTATGATGAGTTATTAGAAATGGAATGGGACAGTAAGTAATTAGAGAATAACACAAAGAGTAAAATTCTTTGGATTACGAGGTGAAAAGGATGTTCAGAAGAAAAACAAAACTTGAGAAAGTATTAGACAAGAAATCAAATTATGTAACATTTAGAGATTTTCTAAAATCGTTATCACACAAGGAGTTACATATCTTGGCAGAAGAAATTATCTGGAAAGAATACGATGGATATAATGGTTCATCTTGTTATATGGAACAAAATCATTATGACTTAATGGACAGGTGGCAGAAAGAATTTTATATAGAGGAAAGAGAGTATTTATTATCAAAGTAAAGTTCGTTTTTTTGAAAAAAAGAGGTAAAAATTATGTCAATTAAATTTGCAGATGACATTATAAAAGAAATAATTAATCGTGGTAAAAATTCTGTTAAAAATAATTGTGTAACTGGCGAACAATTTGAGAAATGGTTAAGAAGAGAGAATGAGGTAAATGGAAACAAAAGAAATAGAAGTATCTAAAATAATAAAACAATACACCTTAACAGAGGACGAATACCATAATCTAATAAACAATAATATGGAATATGGTAGTAGGAAAACCAAAGAGTATATTATTTTTTGTTTAAAATATTACAAACTTAAATTAAATTTTGGTGGAACGGCAAAGTTCGTTGAGGATATTATTGATTTTGTAACAGGAAATAGAAATTATATTCCCAATTTATATAACAAAACATTCTTTGAATGGTTAGATGAACATAGATAACAATAACAAGAAAGTTCGATTTCTTGGGAAAATGAAAGGAGATTTATATGGGCGTATCATGTGAAGTTTGTAAGTATGGATGTGAACACGATTACGTGAGAGGTAATTATTATTGTTCAAACAAGAATAGTGGTCATCCAACAGCGGATTCTCCAATTATAAATAATTGTGCACATGGAGAAATAGATCAGTGGAAATATAACTTTAAATATAAACCAGATAAAAGTGATCGTAATGTATCAAAGAAACTTATGTATGAAGAATTAAAAAAGATTCTTTTTGGGATTAAACTCAAAGACATTGATACTATTATGACAGAAATTAACGATTTACAAGAAAAGATTACATCGTATAGAGAGCCTTATAAATGCGAAACTTGTGCGGTTAAAGAGTGTGATTTGTACGCAAAAGGTTGTAGGGACTGTAGTGGATGGAAGTAACAAGAAAACTTCGTTTCCTTTGGATTATAAACGGAGAATATAACAGTAGAAACAATTAACAAAAAAATAAATATAAGAAAGAAGAGGTACAAAACATGGATGGATTTATGATGTTTAAGAAGGCTTTACAGAAGCACTTCGATGAAATGCAGAAAGAGGCAACACATTTATTTGAGGTAAATGTAGATAAGGATGAATTATGGAATACATATCTTGATAGCTTCCCTGCTGGTACAAATGAGATTTTCAGAGAGCGTAGAGAACATGATTGTAGTTGTTGTAGACAGTTTATTAAGAATATTGGTTCTGCTGTCACTATCAATGATAACCAGATTCATACGATTTGGGAACTGAATCTTGGTGATACAACATATCAGCCAGTATGTGATGCACTTGATACTTTCGTAAAAGCTCATACAGTTACAGATATTTATACAACTAAGTTCCCTAAGATTGGTACAGATTTTAACTTTGAGGAAATCAATGGAAAGTCTCATCAGTGGGATCACTTCTTCTTAGAGCTTCCAAGCAAGTTCGTAAATAGAAGTAGCCGTTCAAATGAGGAAGTTAAGGGACAGTTCAGAGATACAAGAAACGTATTTAAGCGTTCTCTTGATGAAATTACTATGGATGCACTTGATACAATTCTTGAACTTATCAATTCAAATACACTTTACAAGGGTGAAGAGTGGAAAGGTGTGCTTACAGAGTTCAAGAAGTATAAGAAGGAATATGATAAGCTGACTTCTGATACTGAAAAGGATTTATATGCTTGGGAGAAGTCGGTAACAGCAGGTATGGCTATCGGTAGAATTAGAAATCATTCCATTGGAACACTTCTTATCAATGTAAGTGAGGATATGGATCTTGACATAGCAGTTAAGAAGTATGAGCAGATTGTCGCTCCAAGTAATTATAAGCGTCCAAAGGCTATTTTTACAAAGAAGATGCTTGAGGACGCAAAGAAGACCATTACAGAACTTGGATATATGGATTCATTACAGAGAAGATTTGCTAATCTGAATGATATTACTGTAAATAATGTATTGTTCTCAAATAAGAGTGCTGCAAGAAGAATGATTGGTGCAGATGATATTTTCGGTCAGATGGAGAAGGATGTTGCTGTAAACCCTAAGAAGTTCTCAAAAGTTGAAGAAATTTCAGCACAGGATTTTATTGACAAAGTACTTCCAACTGCAAAGGAGATTGAAGCTTTTGTAGAGAATAAACATGAGAAGAACTTTGTTTCTATGATTGCACCAGTTAATCCAGATGCTAAGACAATGTTTAAGTGGAATAATGGATTATCTTGGGCTTATTCAGGAAATATTACCGACTCTGATATGAAACAGAATGTTAAAGCGGCTGGTGGCAATGTTGATGGTGTTCTTAGATTTTCTATCATGTGGAACGAAGATGGTCATGATAATTACGATCTTGATGCACATTGTATTGAGCCAGATAAGAATGAAATTTTCTTTAGAAATTGTAGAAAGCCAAGTGTTTCAAGAATGGGTGGTCAGTTAGATGTTGATATTGTTCATCCAGATGGAAAGGTTGCAGTAGAGAATATTACTTGGGAAGACCTGTCAAGAATGAAACCAGGTGTTTATAAGTTCTTTGTACACCAGTATTCAGGAAGCGTAAGGCATGGATTTAGAGCTGAGATTGAATTTAATGGAGAAATTTACAAGTTTGATTACGATAAGTCAATGAGAACTGATGAAAAGGTTCAGGTTGCAGAAGTAACACTCGATGAGAATGGAAACTTCTCAATTAAGGAAAAATTAGCAGGAAATTCATCTATTTCAAGCCGTGAGATTTGGGGTGTAAATACAAATCAGTTCGTTCCTGTATCAGTAATCAGTTATAGTCCAAACTATTTTGACGAGCAGGACGGAATTGGTCACAGACATTTATTCTTCTTCCTGAAGGATTGTGTAAACAACGAAAGTCCTAATGGCTATTACAATGAGTTCTTAAAGAGTGACCTTGAAAAGCACAAGAGAGTATTTGAGGCTTTAGGTGCTAAGTGTCATGTAGAAGATACTGATGATCAGCTTTCAGGAATTGGATTCTCTATGACAAAGAGAGCAGATTTAGTTGTTAAGGTTAAGGGTGCAACAGAGCGTGTAATGAAGATTAAGTTTTAATTAGAAAAGGAGATTATTATTATGACAAACAACGAATTATTTATCAATGCAACAAGAGCAAACTATCAGTTCCCATTCAGAGGAATGATTAACGTAATTGATTTGTGGGCGTTATCTCTCACAAATTTGGACTCAGTATTTAAGACACTCAATGCGGAAGCAAAGAAGTCAGAGGAAGAAAGTCTTCTGAATACCAAATCAAAGGAAGATGAGGAGATTTCTAACAAGATTGAAATTGTCAAGTATATTGTTAGTGTGAAGTTGGATGAGAAAAAGAAGAGAGAAGACGCTAAGAAAAATGCTGAGATGAGACAGAGATTGCTTGAAATCAAGGCTAAGAGACAGGATGCGGCACTTGAAAATATGTCTGATGAGGAGCTGGATAAGGCACTTGCAGAATTAAGTGAGTAATTGTTATGGATATACCATATATAGTATTAGAAACGAGTAATATATACTATATATGGTATATATTTTACATTAGAATGAATCGCACATTTCTTCAGGAATTTTGGAGGTGAAATATGAATATTTTAAACATTATTTTATTGATTATGGGAATTTTTAACCTCATTGTTGGGATAACATGGACGAAAAAGAATGTTATCAACTTTGTATTCAAATTATTATTCTTGGTAGGCGGTGGATATTTAGTATTCTATGCTTTATATCTGAGTAACATTCTGATTGTTTTAAATAAGTAAGGAGAATAATTATGAAATCTACAATAAGATTTTTAATATGGCTTATGATATTAAACCTATTAATGAATTTTATTTTTCCAGAACCAGTTGAGTTATGGAAATTTATATTCATAGAGATATGTTTAGGATTTTTGTCATTTATTATGGTTGATTGGAAAGAAGATAAGTGAGGTGAGAGAGTGAAATTAACAATTGATATTCCAAAAGGATATGAAAGAGATTTTATCGCTGATAAGTTCAAAGATTTCTTTTCAAGAGTAATTGCAGATATTAACTGTGATGGAATGTGTGGTTTTTATGAAAAGGAAATCGCAGAAATGTTTTTAGAAGCGTTTGATAAGGCTATTGTTGGTGATGTTAATTTGAATGCAAATGTCGTTCCAGTAGTAAACATGTCTTTTAACGAAGAAGATATACAGAAGATGATTCAAGATGAATTAAAGAAGTTTCAAGTAGAGAATAATCTAATATAGAAGCAATTCTATTCACGGCTGATCAGCCAAATTTTATATTAATAATAAGAGAGGTAAAATGAATGAGTAAAAAGTATATTCCACAAATAGGAGATGTTGTTTTGGATAATAATATTCCTATGGTTGTAGTGACTATGAAAAGTTATGAGGATGTTGGAAGTTGCGGTTATGATAGGAAATATTTTCTGTGCGAAGAGGAATATTTTCATAAGTTAAGTGGATGTATGACAACAATAGAGGCAATGGGTGAACATAGCAGATGGGTTCAAGTTAGAGGAACAGAATTTCCTAATATTAAACAGGTTATGGATATTGCACCATATGAAATTATTCCAATTCAAGGATTTCATGTAAGACAAAAAGAGGCAAAAACAGTAACAATTTATGAGTAAATAATCATATATAGAAATTTCTATCTTGGCGATTCAGCCAAATTTTCCAAAAAGTAAAAGTAACAAGAAATATTTTTTTCTTATGGTTTTTGCAGACGTGCAAATTCCATAGGATTTTACAACAAAATAATTAAGAAGAAAGGAATTAAGCAGTAACTCCTAGGTAATTATGGTTACGTAACCTCTGTAAAATAGTGTATTTTGACAGAGAATAAAGAAAAAAATAATTCTCAAGGGCTACGAGTATTAAGTTTATTTGATGAAATCTCTTGTGGAAGAGTTGCATTAGATAGAATCAATATTCCAGTCAGTGAGTATAACGCATTTGAAATTGAAGAGAATGCAATCAAAATCAGTAGATATAATTATCCTGATATTAAAAGATACGGTGACGTATTTTCTACCGACTTCAAGGATTTTAATAGAGTCGATCTATTAATAGGTGGTTCACCTTGTCAGTTCTGGTCGAAAGCCAAGTGTAGTAAAACAGCAAAATTGAAGAGAGAAATTGATACAGACGGTGAAGGATGGAAACTGTTTCAGAAATTTGTGGAAGCAAAGAATAATACAAAGCCAAAATATTTCTTATATGAAAATAATTATGGAATGGCTGATGAGATTCAAGATGCTATTAGTGAGGAATTGGGTGTACAACCAATTATGATTGATAGTCAGTTATTATCAGCTCAGAGAAGAAAACGTCTGTATTGGACGAACATACCAAATATCACACTTCCTGATGATAAAGAATTATTAGTGAAAGATGTTATCTGTGATGATCCAAATTTAGTCAAATACTTTGATGACAGAATCAGGAACACAATGATTAAGTGTGAGAATTACATAAAATATGATCTTGGTGGCAAAGGTCATTATTCGCAGCAGGACAGGCTGTACTTTTTAAATAAGAAAGCTCCAACAGTGCCTCGTTGCAGAACAGAAACAAAATTCAATGTTTGGCTTGGTGGAGAAAAATATAAAAAGACATGTCCATTAGAGATTGAACGACTTCAAACACTTCCAGACAATTATACGGAGTTTGGAATGGATGAGAGTGGCAATGTAAAAGCAATGCCTAAGACAAGAAGATTTGAAGCAATTGGCAACGGATGGACTGTTGATGTTATAGCACATATTTTCAGTTTTATGAAGTTGTAACAGAGAATAACATAACAGGAAGGAGTAAGAGGTTTGGTATACCGAAAACGCAGCGTTTACTCCTGATACATAATGATAATAAATAGAGTCTGGCAGATGCCAAATAGTAACACATTTTCAATTAAGCCAATCAAAGAGCTGATTGAGAAATATGCAATAGGTAAAATTGTTGATCCATTTGCAAATAGCAATAAATTAGCGACAGTAACAAATGACCTAGATACACAATATGATACTGATTACCATATGGATGCACTGGATTTCTTAAAGATATTCGATGATAACTCAGTAGATACAGTATTATATGATCCACCATACTCGCCACGACAGGTAAGCGAATGTTACAAAAATCTTGGACAGACAGTAAATATGCAGACAACACAAGCTTCATATTGGTCTAAACAGAAGGAGCAGATAGGAAGAATTGTAAAGAAAGATGGCATTGTAATTACTTGTAGTTGGAATAGTGGTGGCATTGGTAAGAAGTATGGGTTTGAAATTCAGGAAATTTTACTTGTTCCTCATGGTGGTTGGCACAACGACACGATTGTTGTGGTTGAGAAGAAGATCGAGTAGAGAATAACATAATATGAAGTTTGCAGGAAAGCGGAATTTCTTGTGAGTTTTTAGAGAATAAATACATATAAAAAACAAAGAAAAGAGGTAACAAA